ACCGGCGCAAGGCCGGCGGCGAGGACAAGCGGACGTTGGACGCGGTTAAGCGATACGCCAGCCACCACCGCTGGTCCCACGTCGTGTGGCTCGGCGACGTCATGGACCACAACAGCATCTCGTCGCACAACAAGACCAACCTGCGGTCGGTCAAAGACGAGACGCTGTTACGCGACTACGAGCACGCCAACGCCGACCTGGACGAGTTCGACCAGGCAACTCGTGGCGCAGCCAAGGTGCTTATCGAGGGCAACCACGACTACCGGGCAACGCGTGTGATCGACGAGCAGCCGCAACTAGCCGGCTTTATCGAGACCGAGAACGGCCTTAGGCTGAAGCAGCGAGGCTGGACCTGGGTTCCCTACTGGTCCAAGGGGACCACCTACTCTATCGGTAAGGCCACCTTCGGACACGGACGGTACCTGAACCATCACCACGCCTACAAGCACGCTCTGGCCTATGGCAGGAACTTCTACTACGGACACTGTCACAGCGTTCAGGAGCACACCATGGAGCGTGACGGAGACAGCAGGCAGTACGAGGCGGCGTCCCTGGGATGCCTGTGCCAGCTACAGCAGGACTACATGCAGGGGGCACCGACCAAGTGGCAGCAGGCCCTCGGGGTCTTCCGCTTTCTGCCGAACGGGTTCTTCAACCGTTACACCGTGCGGATCTTCAACCACCGGTTCGTTTCACCGGAAGGGAAGCTTTACCGTGGCTAGCCACCGGTGCCGACCGAGACTAGACGCTGTAGAATCGGCTCTGTGGGATCGCCTGTTCGAACTTAATGCCGAGTGGCTGGCACTTCACGCCAAGGTCGAGTCGCTTCGTGTGATGGCCTCGCTAGTTGACACCGGCGAGTACGAGTTTATACTGAATGATAATGTATGAAGAAGACGGCTTGGATTAGTCAGTGTGGATTATATAGGTATAGGTTGACGCGTCACTGGGGTCCGGGTCACAGGGTTCTGTGTTTTGTTATGCTAAACCCATCGACTGCCGACGCTGAGGAGGACGATCCTACTGTACGTCTCTGTATTTCTTGGGCTAAGCTTCTGGGGTTCGACGGTCTGGTTGTGGTAAACCTATTCGCATTAAGGTCAACCGATCCGAGTAAGTTAAAGGTTGTCGCTGATCCTGTTGGTCCAGAGAACGACGATATAATACTGGACAGCGCCATTGCTTCAAGTATGATTCTATGTGCGTGGGGCAATCACGGCGGTATCGGCCGTCGGTCTGAGTTCGTTAAGTCCATGTTATCGCGTGCTGGAATAAAACTACACTGTCTTAAGCTGTCTAAAAAGCTACAGCCAGTTCATCCACTATATCAACCGTACTCACTGGTTCCGTTTCCGATGGAGGATTATAAAACACATGAGGCAGTTTAAGACAGGGGCAACCCGCGATGACGATGGCAACAAGCTAGACTTTGAAGGGTTCCTGTCACCGCTGGCTCTGGAACGATATGGCGAGTACATGCACCAGAACCGCAAGCAGTCCGACGGCGAACTACGAGCTAGCGACAACTGGCAGAATGGCATCCCCCTGGACGCCTACATGAAGTCCGGCTGGCGTCACTTTCGCGACTGGTGGATGAATCACCGTGGCTACCGCACTGTCGGCTACGTCGGAACCGAGGAGGCGCTGTGCGCTCTGCTTTTCAACGCCAACGGTTACCTGCACGAGACGCTGAAGGCGCGCGGTTACCACGCCGACGCTCCAATCGAGGACGCCGCCGGACCGGCACGGGTACTTGATACTGTGCCCCTACAAGCCGATGCTTCTACGGTGCCGGCCGTGGGCGGCGTGACGGCCACGCGACCCGAGGTAAACGGTGTCGAGAAGAACGCCTGGAACAAGCTTGTGGGGGCGCTGCCGTGGACGACAACCAAGAGCTAACTGGAGGCGCAACTGCCGGAGTTAACGAAGGGACTGTCGCTAGCGGACTTGCTAGCTCCGCGCCCGAAGCGGGCCTGCTGGATCGAACCGGGTCTTCTGCCCAGGTCTGGGAAGTTACTCTTTGGAGGCGCGGCCAAAACCGGAAAGAGCTGGTCGTCTATGAGCATTGGCTACAGCCTGGCGACCGGATCGAGCTTGTGGGGGGCACCCCAGTTTGCTTCCGCGACCGGCAAGGTGATGCTGCTCGACAAGGAGCTTGGCGAGGACACGTTGGCGGCACGGGTGGGTCGTTTCTTCGGTGGCTTAGGCCCTACCGACCTGACCAGTGCTTCTAAGAACTTTGTCGCCTTTACGGGTAACCCTCGATTCAAGTTCGATAACCCGGCCAACCGTGGGGTGCTCGACAAGCTTGTCGAGGAGAACCAGCCCAACGTCGTGATCGTCGACCCGGTGTCGCGTTTCCTCAGCGGGTCGGACAGCGACAACGACGCGGTGGCCCACTTCATAGAAACCCTGGATGTTGTACGCGACAAGTACAGGGACCTTGGACTTAGCTACGTCCTGATCCACCACTTTAAGAAGCCCGAGTACGACTATAGGGGGGAGCTGGTTCACGCCGGGTCGGCCTACAACTTTCGTGGGGCGTCACGCTGGTACGACGACGCCGACGCCGTGGTGACCATGGTTCGCCACGAGGTTGACGGTGACCGACACTGGCGGTTGAAGTGCGAGACGCGGACCCGGCATGGTGCTGGACCTGGGGAGTTCTGGCTGTCGGTTAAGCCGGATTCGTCGACCCCAGTTTCCTGGGAAGGAGTTCGCGATTCAAAATCCACGAACGAACCTGAAACCAAACCGGAGCCCGGCGCATCAGATAGAGCAGTGAGGCGATTCCGAGGATGAAGATCTTTTTAACGGTAGCGGTTCTGTTCTGTGCGGTTGTCGTGGTAGGCAACGTAGCTAGATGGCTCGGAAACGGGGTCCAGGTAGCCCACGAGGAGTTCGACCCGTCGGCGCTCTTGCGAAAGTACCAGTGGTTTAAGGACGCCAGCGCGTCGCTCGACGCGAAGCTGGCCGACATACAGGTCTACAACAAGCGCTTCGACGGTCTTAAGGTGGCCTACTCGGGACAACCTAGGTCGGTCTGGTCGCGCGAAGATCGCGAACAGTATAACATTTGGACCAGTGAGCTAGCCGGCGTTAGCGCGAGCTACAACTCGCTGGCGGCAGAGTACAACGCACAGATGGCCAAGTTTAACTGGAGGTTCGCCAACGTTGGCTCGCTTCCGGCAGGTGCAACCCAACCTCTCCCGCGAGAGTACAAACCGTACGTAGTGGAGTAGCTCGATGAAAACGATAGCTCTTTTAGCCCTGGCTCTTGTCGGCTGCGGCGTCGCAACACCACCGCCAGCCAGCAACGGCGGCGTACAGCAGAAGACGGTGTCGGTCACGACCGGCTCCGACGGTATGACGGTAGAACAGCGCAACATTGCACACCGCCTGACTACCGACAACGAGCCGGGCTCGATCAAACACCTGTACTTGATCTCGGCATACAGCGGTCAGGTACTGATCTACAGCACGGTACTAGGGAAGGTCACGAGCAGCGGTAAGCGTCTAACTCCGCTGTCTGTTATCGGTCCACACGGCGACTACTCGGGCGGCATCACGGCAGCTATTGCTGGTGATAGCTATCAGACCACCGAGGTGATGCAGGACGACGGTACCTACGGCTCATCGGTCGACTACATCTATTGGTGGGACAGTAAGGGCGTTTACCACCAGCAGTACATTACCGGTGGCATGATCCTGCACGTCAGCGACCAACCCCTGGCGGTGCACGGCATCGTGATCAACATGGAGCTGTCGAAGGCAGCGGAGGGCGCGCCATCTGTGGCGCGGTAGCTCCGGTGGCTTTTGGAAACGCGGGACAGAGCACTAACCCGGTCGGCTACACGCTGACCTTCGGGAAGTACAGCGGTCAGCAGTTAAGCTCAGTTCCGCTGGACTACGTCGAGTGGTTGGCCGACGACGCGGAGAAGCGTCTGGCCCTCTGGCAAGCCGAGATAAAGCGACGCGAGACGGCCGAGGCGGCTACGGTACCCATGTCCGAGGCGTTGGTCGAGGCTGGCTACAAGGCGCTGGCGCAGAAGTACCACCCGGACAAGGGAGGAGACGCGGCAACCTTCCAGGAGCTTGCTGGTGCTCGCGAACTGCTGCGGGCAACCCTACGTGAACTAAGGAGTCAAGGTGACACGACAACTAACCCATCAAAAGCGTAACGTCGAGCGCGCCCAGCCTACGCCGGGCGAGACGCTGGCACAGAGACTGCGGACGTCTCTTGCTTCTAGGTCCTACGGCGGTGGAAGAGGCCTGACGCCGACTAGCGCGCTGTTGCTTGACACGTCCAGCAGCATGTCTTCACACATCGGTGCCAACCAGACCAAGATCAGTGAGCTTCGGAAGCTTGCCAACGGTTTCACCGACGTACGCCGGTTCCATTTCGGGTCGGCGGTCGAGGAGCTGAAGCCGTCGGACGCAGTTCCTGAGCCGGCCGGTGGAACTAACCTGGCGCTAGCGTTCACCGAGGTCAAGAAGGCCGGTGTCACGCACGTGGTTCTGATCACCGACGGTCAACCCGACGACGCGCGAAGCGCACTGTACGAGGCTCGCGGACTTCGGGTAGACGTGTTCTACGTGGGACCCGACCCGCAACCGCCGTTCCTAGCCGACCTGGCCCGGGTGACTGGCGGTTCCTACGGGAAGGCTACGCTGACCGCGCTGAAAGAACTTACGGCAGCGGTGAAACAGCGTCTTTGTATCGAAGCGCCAAAGGGGGCGATTCAGCTATGATCGAGTTAAAGACAACAATAACCAACGAGCTGGCGGCTACGGCCGAGCAGTTCGACGCGGCCAACGAGGCGCTAGCCGGCGAGTTCCGCGTCGCCGGTGCCAACGAGGAGGCTCTGGACACCGGACTTTCCTACGCGGAGTTACTGCGACGGGTGCTTTACGGCAAGACGACGCCACTCGAAGAGGTGGCCAGTGTGCTTGTGGAGGAGTTGTCAAATGACTGAGCGGGACGCAAGGATCTTACTACTGGAGGCGGCGACAGAGTACGTTCCGGACGCGGTCTTTCCGGCCACAGTGGACCTGTTGACCGACCCGTCGTTCACGACCTGGCCGGCGTCGTTGGACAAGCACCACGCCTACCGGGGCGGACTCCTGGTCCACACGGCCGAGGTTCTCGACCACGCGCTGTGGTCGTCGGCTACCACCAAGGCCGACCGGTCTGTTCTAGCCACGGCTGCGATCTGGCACGATAGCGCTAAGATGCGGGACTACCGGCTACTGAAGCCGGGCGAGGTCCAGGAGCCCGATAAAAAGTTTCTCAACACTGACCTAGGAGTCTTTGTTGACGCCGACTTTAAAAAGCTTATCTACCACGTAGCCGGTTCCTACGCGAACTGGACGGCGACGGCTCTGGCAGCCGGCTTGGCTGGCGATGACCCGTTCAAAGACGCCGTGTCGCACTGCATGCTGGCACACCACGGTAGCCGTGGATGGAATAGTCCCGTCGAGCCACAGACTGTCGAGGCTCTGTTGCTTTCGCAGGCGGATTTACTAAGCGCGCTTTACGGGGCGGCTCGGTACTCGCCGCACGAGGTGATCTAGATGCTCGAAGTTGGCCATCCGGTACGTTGTACTTGCGATCCGTGCCTGCGTTCCTGGAACGAGATAGCGCACTACCTTCGGTCGACGGAGCCACCAGCCAGCAGTGGCGGTCTCTGGTACGGGGACCCGACGGCGGTTGAGAGAGGCCGGGCCCGGGACTTCTGCGGACGGGCCGACCTGGAGAAGCTAGACAGCCGGTCGTCCGATCTTCGCACTTTCCGGGAAGTTCGCCGGATAGGCTACACCCGCCGAGGCAACCTGACTTGAAGTACCAGGAGGAACGATTCACGGTGGGTCAGCCGGCTAAGGTGACCTGCTGCCAAGCGTGTGTGTACGGACGAGGCGACCACGCGTGGTGGTGCAAGCAACATCGTAACTATGAGACGCTTAAGCGTTGGATTGAGGACGTGTTAGACAATGATTACGACCCTTAACTTTGACGGACCAGAGCAGCCCTACCGGACTCGCGGTGGTGAGTGGGCCGTGGTAACCGGGCGCGAGGGCGACCACTGGAACGGCGTGCTGTTACCGTCCGAGTTGGAAAACTCGTGGGACTTGGCCGGCAACGACCTGGACGGACAGTCCAAGTACGACCTAGTCTCTTCCTGCGGTGCCAACAGTGCCGAGGCCAAGCGATGGTCGGCTACGGCGTCCCGCTTGCGAGGAGAAGCGTGATTAGTGAGTTCCAGGGTCCATACCGTTTCCTTTCTAACTTTTGGATTGAGCCGGACGGAACGTGCGTTGAAGTTGAGTATCAGCAGTCCAAGACAGATCCGCCAAGCAACTTTTCCGGGATGACTCCTGGTCAAGCTAAGAGGGCGGGCATAAGAGCCAAGTTGCGACCTGACTGGAATTCTATTAAGGTTGGAATTATGATCGGTCTTGTCAGAAGGAAGTTCTCTGATCACCCGTCGCTTGCCGCCAAGCTAATTTCAACAGGCAGCGAGCAGCTAATCGAGGGGAATCGTTGGGGCGACCGATTTTGGGGCGTATGCGGAGGTTCTGGACTAAACAAGTTGGGTGAGATCCTAATGAAGGTTCGCGAAGAGGTGAGTCGATGACATACACACGACGCTCGCTAGCCTACCTGCTTCCCTTCAGCGGTCTCGCCATGCAGACACTGGCGGCTCGTGCTGGCGGCGAGCCGCCAGACGGCAACTACGCCGCCTGGAAGGAACTGGAGACGGCCTGGAACCCGTTCGCCAAGGATCTGAACGACGGTGTGTTCAACACACGTCAGTGGGAACGGGTGAAGAAGGCGCTGCGCGGCGTGGGTGGATGCAAGTGAAGGGAGAAAAGAAGTGGTAACAGTTGATTCGGTAGTTAAAAGCGGTAACTTTAACGGGGTGACGTCGTTCTCGTTTGCGAACACGACGGGCACTAACGCCAACCGGGCGGCGTACGTAGTTGTTCTGACGGCTGACCTTCCGCCGGTGTCGGTGACACTGGGTGGTCAGTCTTTGACGCAGCTCGTCAGCGGAACCGATCCGGTCTACAATATCCACAACGCCTCGGTCTGGTTGCTGTTAGCGCCTCCGTCCGGGGACGGCACGGTGCAGGTGACGCTGTCGGCTCCAACGCAGTTCCATAGCACGTCGCGTGGGGCTTCGGCCGTGGCCTACAACCTTTCTGGCGTAGACCAGAGCGCCCCCAACGACGGCACCGCCGTGGTCGCCAACAGTTACTACCAGCAGTCGACTAGCCAGTCGCTGACGCTGACGACGGCTTCGCCCAACGACCTGGTGTTGTCGGCGATCATGATCTCGGACACTAGCGACGAGGCCAACGTGACGGCCTGGCCCGGGAACGAGGATGCGCTTTACATCGGCAGCGTCGGTCACGTTTCCCTCTACAGCAGTCAGTCAGATAGTGGACCGGCTGGTTCTAGGACCTTGTCGTGGACCTGGCAGAACACGGAACCGTCCGTAGCCGTTTCGGTTGCCGTCAAGGCCGCCGCCGCCGCTCCACCGCCCGGCGGCAGTATCGTCTGGTCTTCGGGAACCCTGGCTGCTCGTCCAGGCTCGGCCCAGGCCGGCGTCCTCTCTCTCTACGCGGCTACCGACGTCAAGGTGCTCTTCTGGTCGCTGGGTGGAGGCTGGTCGTGAGCGGCTGGTTTCCCTTCCGGGTACCGGTGCCCGGGACCGACGACTGGCCGTGTTCCCTCCACGACCCGCAACACACGGGGCGGTCGGCTGACGTCTTGCTGCCGCCACTGCGTCTGCTGTGGACCTGGCAGAACAACCACCCGTTCGATCTGACCAAGGGCTACAGTGAGACCTGGAATCAGCTTGTGTCGGTCGGTGGACGGTTGCTGGTCAGCGGTGGGTTGAACAGTAACCGGCTTCTGGCGCTTGGCGAGGACCGGACGCGGGCTTGGGAGGCCGACAACGGTGGCTACACCGAGAGCCAAAGCCCGTTCTACGGTAACAACGGCCTGGCAGTCGCCGGAGGCCAGGTTCTCTTCACCAGTACCGACTACAGCTACAGCGTCTCGCTAGCTGACGGGACTATCTCGCCACCTCTCGACAACACCAACGGGGAGCCGTCCGGTGGTGCGACCGTTATGCCAAACGGGGACGTCTACCAGCAGTTCGTCGAAACCGACAGTGGGGTCAACGACCTGGTACTCTACCACGGTCTGTCCTCGCCGCTGGTGGAGGCCGCACACTACTCTGTCGGCAACGGGACCCTAAACGACGTGACCTTTCGGGTTCCGGCGGTCGATAGCGGGCGTGTCTACGCGTCGCTGCTAGGCTCGCTGTGCGCCTTCGACGCTGGTACGCTTGGGCTACTGTGGACTGGACCGGCTTCGTCGGGAACGTCGCCATGTGCTTCCGGTGGTCGTGTCTGGGTGGCCACTGACTACGGACGCTTCACGGCGCTCGACGGAGCGACTGGATCGGTGATCTGGTCGGTTCAGGTAGCGGGAGGCCTGGTTCCACTGGTTGACCCGGTAGCCGGGGTGATCTATGTCGGAAGCTCGGACGGGAACCTGTACGCTCTACGGGCTTCGGACGGTAGCGTTCTTTGGAGCGCTCTGGTTGGTGGTCCGGTAGGCCAACAACAGCAGCCGGCCCTATCGGGAGCCCTTCTCTACGCTCCGGTGTCCGATGGAGTCCTGCGGGTATTTTCGACGGACACCGGACGGCTGGTTTACAGTACGCAGGTAAGCAGTCGTCCAATCGGCCCGGTTACGCTTGGGCGAGGACGACTGTACGTCAGCGACTCGGCGGGAGTGGTGTACGCCTACCAGCCGGCAGCGGTTCGCTAAGGTCAAGCAGCGCGGGGACCGGTGGCGGCGGCAGTGTGTGAAGAGGACCGGTTCAAAGAGAAAACCCCCAGGGGCCACGACGGCTCGCTGGGGGTTTTGTTGTTTATGCTCGGGCTGCGCACCGGTTCCCACCCGGCCAGCCGACCAGGGACGCTGTAGCGCCCACTGGCCTGCCTGGTTGGGTTCAAGCGTTAGGTTAGCACGTCACTTGCGATCAAGCAAGGCCCTGATCTGGTTGGTTAAGTCCTTTGGAAGACCGCTGGCCTCTAGCTGCTTTCTGAGCTGATCCTCGGCCATGGTGGTCGGCTGCTGCTGGATACGGACGCGAGCTACGCTCTGGCTGTTTGGGCGGATGTTGGTGCTGACTCTTCCCGTAGCCAGGGAAGTCTGCGGCGAAACCGACAGGTCTCCAAGCTCGGCGGCTGGGAAGCGAGCCGGTAGCGCCGGTGGACGGATGGTACCGGCCGGGTTCGGCGGACCGTTAAACTGTCCCATGGCACTGAGCGGAGGAATGTTGGGGCTTTGGGAAGATGACCCCGTGCCGGTGACTCCCGGGAAGTTAGCGGCAAGCCCCTGGCTGATAGGTGCCGGCGGCGAAGCCGGCGTGGGAGCAGAGGACGCGGCGGGCATAGCCGACTTTGACGAAATAATCTTGTTTAAGCCGAGACGTCGACCGAAGGGGGTTTCGGCAAGCATCGCCAGTAGTCCAGGAGGCTCCTCAAATTCGCCGCGAACGGCGGCCGGTACCCGAGCAGCGGCTGTTCCGGCAGCACCGCCTACAAGTGCTCCACCACCAACACCGGCTAGTTCCTGGCCACCAGGTCCAGCGCCAGCCATGGAAGCAATGGCCTTAGCCAGCTTACTGCCAGCCAGACCGGCTCCTGTGCCAAGGGCGGTTGCTAGTGGGTGAGCAACAGCCGCCTCCGCACCGAACGGTAGCGCCGACAGGCCGATGGTTCCAGCTAGCTTTGCCAGCGCTCCGAGACGCTCATCACCGGTCATTTCGCCAGGTCCCTTGACGGGTTGCATGGTACCCGGGTCTACCCAGCCCTTGGACGGCTTGAGTTGCTGCGGAGTTGGACGTAACGAACCAAGTCGACCGGCGCTTTCGGCCATAGCCGCCTGACCCTGTAGGTGGGTGCGCAGAGCCAGAAAGTCCTTGTCGCCGATCTGGCTGTAGGACGGGTCGATTCTGGCAAGAATTGCCTTTTGCTGTTCTAGCGTCATACTTGGATCGTTGAAGCGCGGGTCGCTGAAAAGACCCTGTAGATCAGCCATGGTTATTTCTTGCCCCCGTAAGTGTTTACCAAGTCGTCAGCAACCGACTTTGTGGCTGGTGCAATCTGCTTACCAGCACCAGCTAGTCGTCCGTAACCCTCAACCCATGTTCTTGCAGCGGACAGCTTTGACTTCATCGTTTCCGGGTCGGCCGCCCGCAGGTTGTCGGCCCAGTCTTTGATCATCTGGGGTGAAGCGGCGGCTCGTACACCACCGTGCATCATGGCGATGTTCGAGGTCAGTAGCTTTAGGTCGGTCGACAGCTTGCTGAAGATCTTGCCCTGGGTCGGGTCGTCCCCAACCTTACCAGTTAGTAGATCGTTCCAACGCGTAGCGAGGACGCCAAGATCACCTTGCTTGGCCGCCTGGTCTATGATGCCATTGATCTCGTCCATGTGGGCCAACGTGGCTGGTGCAAGTAGGGCTCTCTCGCGGATACTGTTGGTGGCATTGTTGGGTTCGACGCCAAGTTCGGCCATGCGTCGGTTGATCATCGCTTTGGAGGGGTTGTTAACCTGGTCGAAGGGTCCCTTGGCGCTCACCAGCTTCTCGTTGGCGCTGTCCTGGGCTATCATCTGAACCAGGTGGTCGGTCGCCGTGGACGGGTCGAAGGGTCTCTGTAGGGATGCCTGCACGAGCTTCTGGTGATCTGATAGGATCGGCTGTCCCTTGGGTGTGGGTGTCGGAAGTGGTGCTCCGACGCTGGCGGGTGCGCTGGTACCCGGCATAACCTTCTGCTTGACACTGACGGTGCCGCCGGCCTCGGTGGGAGTGCTGGTAGTGACTGTGGGTGCCATTGCGGCGCTGGTCTGGGCGACAAAGTCTCGGATGGAGCGCGTTGTTTCCGGGTCATCCAGTGACTTGCCTTCAGACGCCAGTGTGCTGGCTATGGCCGTGAACGGGTTGGCGATGGACTTTAGTCCTAGCAGTGCCTTTTCGTAGCGCTCTTTGGCACCGGCGACGCCACGGTCCAAGTCAAGCTTGGCCTGACGCCAGGTGTTAATTAGGACGTCGTTCTTTTCCTTCTCGGCGGCGTTTTGTTTGAGGACCTCAGTCTTGGCTGTGTCGTTGGCGCGCTGCTGCTCCTGGTTGCGCTGTAGCTGGTTCTGGGTAATCGACTGGCTAAGCGACTGGTCCTCGCCGTTTAGGATTCCAAGCTGATCCATGACGATTTTCATGCGTTGCTGGGCCTGCTGGTTCAGGCGGTTGTAGCGCTGGACGCTGACCGGTTCGTACGGTTGCCCTTTAAGGGAGCCAAAGATTGGGTTACGCTGATTGATCTGCCACTGGTCGTAGATCCGGTCCTTCAGGAGCTGCTGCGGGGTCTGTTGGGCCTGGAGCTGTCGTTGCAGGTAGTCCGGGTCCTGCATATCGGTAAGGATCTTGTTGAGCTGCTCACGCTTGTCGCGGGCGTCCTTCTTCTGTTGCTGTAGGAGCTGGTTCTCTTGAACAAGCCGGTCCCACTCTGGGTTTCCGGTGCTCTGTGGCTGCGGTTGGGTCTGTGCTCCAGGAGCACCTTGTGGCAATGACTGCGTTGGTTGACCCGGTTGGGCCCCAGGGGGCTGCGTGTTGGCTACCGGGTTAGGGCCGCCAAGAGGTGCCCCTGGCGCAGCGGGTAGAGCGGCCGGAGGAGGTGGCGTAGCCGCCAGGTCGCCCTGGTCGTTCTGCATCGGCTGCATCAGCGTGGGGTTCTGTAAGAGAGCAGCTAGCGGGTTGTCTTGGGTCACTGGTTGTGCGAGTGGCATAGCTGCGCTCTCTAGGAGTTTGCCCCATTCATGCCGCTAAGACGGCTACGTGCCGGCGTACTGGACGGGTTGGCTGGAGTGTTAGGGGCACCGGGTGCCTGAATACCTGGACCGGCTGGTCCACCGAGCGGGTTGGCCAGTCCGCCGCCGATACCGCCACCCAGGCCACCGCCACCGCCAAAGAGAGACGGGTCGGACGGTTGCGTGTTGATCGGGGGAAGTTGAATGGTCGGAGGACGAAGGATATTGCTGGTAGCCTGTCCCAGCGGGTTCGTCGGTTGTCCCTGTGAGTTCAAGTAGGTGCTGATGGCGTTGGGGGCACGGAACAGGTCAGCGATGGAGGAAACGGTGCTATTAATGCCACCCATTCCGGTTCCTGCTAGGCCGAGCCAGTTGCTGCCCTGTGCGCCTAGCTGTTGCAGGGCGTTCTGGTTGGCTCCGAGTCCCTGGCCGATGGCACCGGCGTACTGTCCCTGGTTTCCTAGGTAGAGGTTGGCCAGCATGTTCCCAAGGTTGGCTTGACCGGTCTGGCCCTGGAGAAGGTCCTGGAGCGTGGTTTGCATCAGACCCTGCTGAGTTCCTATGCCCTGGAAACCGGTGTTCAGGCCCTGCTGTAGGTTACTTTGCTGGAGTCCAAGAAGCTGGTTGTAGAGTCCAGCCCCCGTGTTCCCTAGGCCGGCAGCCTGTCCAGTAAGGCCACCACCTGTGCCAAGTAACGAGGTTCCGCTGTTGGTTAGGTTGGCCACCGATCCCAAGCCGCCAAGCTCCAGGGATCGCTGGATGTCGGCCGCACTGAGCCCCGTGTTAAGTCCCTGAGCTAGTTGCTGGAGGTTAAGGCCCTGTTGACCGCTGAGGGCACCTTGTAGGGCCTGCGAAGTCCCTTGTAGGGCCTGGTTACTGAAGTCGGCCAGCGCCTGGTTGGCGTTTCCGCCGGCCACGACCGAGCCCGGTCCCTGTCCACGTTCTTCGGCCTGGGTGCGAGCGGTCTGGGCTGCGTTAGCAAAGTTCCGTCCCGACTGATCCTGAACGAAGGACGCAAGCTGATTCATCGACAACAGCGGGTTGCCGCCGTTGGCTCCCGAGAGGTCCAAGCCACGCTGGGCGAGTTGGTCGGTGAGCGGTGTTGCACCACCGCCCGACACCACGCCCATAGCCTGCTGAAGCGCCTGCTGTAGCTGCGGGGTCATGCCACCGTTGGCCATGGCGGCACCACCCGCACCACCGAGGGCTTGCTGGAACGGGTTGGTTCCAGACATCAGGGAGGAAGCGTAGCTTCCCAGCGGTACCTGGGTGTTGGTGATCCCACCGTTATTGATCATGTTCGACGCCCAGTTCAGGAGACCGCTGTTGGTCCCACTGAGGTCGCTGATGCCCTTCAGGGCATTGGCCGCGTTCGGGTCCTGGTAGATCTGGTTGGCCGGTAGACCAGCGTAGTCGCTGAGGTTGGCGTTCCCTCCCTGGACCAGGGACGGCAGTAGGTTGTTCAGGGTGGCTATGTTAGGCAGCAGCCCCTGTGACAGTTGCTGCATCCACGGGTTGGACCCGCTGAGGAGACCCTGCAACCCCTGGGTCTGCTGACCGTAGATGTCGCTACCGCTTCCGACTCCCTGGTTCAGGAGGCCGTGGCCGATGTTGCCGACACCAAGGATATAGTTCTTGGCGGCATCCATCTGCTGTTGCTGGATAGCCGTGGCTGCGCCCGACAGCAGCGAAGGAGCTATCTGCGATAAGAACCCGGTGATGTCTTGAACCGTGCCCGGGTTTCCGTTTGTTCCCGGTATTCCCTGGCCCGGCAGTACTACTCCACCCCAACCCATAGTTTTTCCTGTAGCCTCTCGCTAGTAATTGTAGCCGTCGTTGTGTTATGCTATGGCCGAGGAGTTCTCAACCATGTGGGTTTTTAACGTGTTTCTTTACCTTTGCTTCCTGTTCAACCAACCGGTGTACGACGCTATGAAGGTAGCTGGAGCGACCTGCTACGCCTACGTTCCCGTGGCCGGAGAGCAACCGGTTGGACCACCGCCAGTCTGCTTCTATGAGCGCTAGTTAAGGATCAGGCCGGCTTTTACGGACTTGCCTGCCGAGATTGCGGCGGCCAGGGTGCCGGTAAAGCCGGCCGATCCGTCGATCACGCTGCTGCTGGTTACGCCGTTGGTGCTGAAGCTAAAACCGCCACCAGCAGCGCTTGTAGTCAGAGTTGCTGTAGTTGATGTAACTTGAGCAGTTGCCTGCACCGCTCCTAGGTTAGATCCGACAGAAGCGCTACCAACATCGGCTTGTATGCTGGCAAAGGAACCGGTTCCGGACTCGGAAGCAAAGACATGGCCAGCCTGCATCAAACTTTGTTGGAAGGCACCGTCGGTAAGCTGAACCACGGGAGAGTACAGGTGACGGGTGTCGATGCTGGCCACGGTGAACTCCAGCCCCAGCGGTGGAGTCAGACTGTTGGCGCTGGTAAAGACAGAGGCTGAGCCGTTCCATAGCACCCAAAGGTCGCCAGGGTTACTCGACCCAGACGAAATAGCGTAGGACACCCCCTGGTAGCTAATCGTTCCCGAAGTCCAGTTGATTGTGTAGGGTCCAGAGCCGGTGATTGAGAAGGTAAAGCCGCTCAGCAGGATGTCGCTAGACGTGTTGGTAAGGATGATCGAACCAAAGTTTAGGTCGCTTGGGTTTATGGTTGGCGGCCCAACTACTATGCTGACAAACGGACAGTCCATGATGTTGTTGGTTCGACCGTTCTTGTACTGGGTCTGGACACCGATCTGAACGGTGCCCTGGATTCCCTGTGGAACGGCAAAGACCGCCGGACTTACGTGGCTAGCTGCGACCTGGGTTTCCTGGGTCTGACCGGTGATGCTACCGACTAGCCAGACATTGTAGCAGTCAACTAGTCCCTGCGGGTCAGCTAGGTCAACCCACGAGATTCTTACGTTGGTACGTCCGCTTGTAGTGCTGACTACCTGGGCTGTGACTCCGCTGACAAAGGGGATGGCCTGTCCACCGGCCGTCAGAGTCGTTTGTGAGCTAGTGGAAAGGTTAGTGGTTCCACCAAGCGGTGACCCGGTTCCGCTTGACTTACCGGAGCTATTCTGGGTACGTCGCAGGGTCTGCTGGTTTTCTCCGATGCTTGACTGTAGCTCCTCGATCTGCGACTGCAAAGAGGCGACGGTGGCCTGTAGAGAGCTAATCTGGGACATCAGTAGACTTGTCTGATCGGTGTTGGTTATGTCAGCCATAGTGTATTCTAGGCACCTGAATCAGGATTCCAGATCAAGGCCACGTTTTGGACCTCAAAGCCAAGGTTGGCCGCCAGGTCAGAGCTATTCTGGGTTACCACTACTCCTACGCGCTCACAGACCGCATCGACCATGTACTCGATAGTGTCATAACCGATACTAGCCACACGACGTGGCGGCTGAACCCCGGTAGAGCCGCTTCCTCCCGGAGGCTGGTTAGAGAAGGTTAGGTCATCAAGTGACCAGGTAACTGTCGGATCGTGGTCTCCATTGAAAGAGGTTCTGTCCATCTTGACGGCCTGGAGAACGCTTACCATACCAGGAAGACGTAGCTGATTCACGTGGTTTCCGGTTGGATTGCGTATTAATCCCAGGGTGAAGCTGGCTGAACCGTATGGTGTGGCTCCTGATCCTGGGACGAAGTCACTTACGATTGCTCCCGTTATATCCGTCGACACGTACTGGTTTGACGTACTTCCTCCGCTGGCGGCCCAGACTAGGTGACGCGACAAGTCGCTCGTGTCGAACGGCTGACCGCTAGCTACGGCCGTAACCGGCTGCGTCCAAGGGATGTTCCATAGACCATCCTGGCCAGCATTGAAGTCGTACACTAACTGTCGGCAGTTAGCCAGGGTCGAAGTCACGGAAAGCAGTATAAGCCAGTCCTTCTCCAGCTCGGCATGACGGCAAAGGTGTAAGGTTCCACCACTAGATAACACTGCGTTACGAACATCCTTGGCTATCTTGTCCGACAGGAAGTCGCGCTTGTAGCCACGAGCCATGGCGATCCGTAGGTCCTGGGTGAGCCAGAGAACCGACTTGTCGGCAGCGCAGATAGCCCTTGGATGTCCTCTCTTTGCCCCCAGGTCGCTGAAGAGCTTGATAAGCTGAAAGGTGTCCTTGGTGTTGCCTCGAAGCCAGTAAATCTCCTCGGTACAGAAGACGTATAGGGCCTCGCTGGTGCTATAGACGTTGACTATCGGGTAGTTTAACCGGTAGAAGTTTCCGAACAGGCCGCTTGGCCAACACTCCTCGGGTACGCCTTGACCTATCTCCTCCTGTCCGCTGTAGAATAGTATGTTACCGATGCCGTACCAAAGTCGTCCGCTGTAGGCTGCTATGGGCGTGCTTCTAACTGGCGTGTCAAATCCTACAATGGGGGTGATCTTGACACTTGCGGCGTTCCCGTGAAGCAGCGCCTGGCTTCCGTTTACTCCACGGACTACCGTTGCCGCTCCAGTGCTAGTGTTCAAGGCAGTCACCGTGATGAACTCGTTGTCTACCTGGGCCGTAAATGGAACCGTAGTCGGTGCCGTGCTGGCCAGCGGTGCTCCGTTGAAGGTGGTGTTAAAAGAAAAGCTTGTGACCGAGCTGTTGATGCTTCCGGCCAGAGTGGTGAAGGTTATCGAGCTGAAGGCGACGGTAGGCGGTGGACTATTCTGTGTAAGCGATGGTGCTACCTGCGTAGTGTCCAGAGCCGTGTCCGGGTAGGGCTGTGACGGCGTCGCGTTCCCGTCGGGGTAGTTCCTATCGGCGTACTCGATGTTTCCCGACCCAGTGTTGGTTATCTCGTCGATCTTATAGAAGGAACCACCTCCGTCAGTCGACCGGTAGATAACGATCAGAGGGATGTTGGTTGTGTCGCTGTTTCCCTGGACGTATACGTGAGGGCAAGCGTGGACTGTACCGCTAAAGGCACCGGTGTTGGATGAGGCCTTAGACGGATTCTGCTCAAGAGGTGAACGGCTTGACTCCTGTCCGGTAACCGTCTTCCAGGTGTAGACGTAGTACCAGCCAAAGTTTACGGTCACCGAGAAGCTGGCCGTGTCCCAGGTGCTGTTGGCTCGTACGTGAGACGCCACCGTGGGCGGCAGAAGACCCCACCAGGTCACCGTGTTGGTCGACCCGTTGAAGATCACGCTTCCCAATAGATCACCTCCGGCCGCCGGGAAGGACTTGATGTAGCACAAGCCACGTGACGTTGCGAACTCGTGCGGTGCCGTGCTAGCATTTAGGCCCCGTAGGGACCCCAGGCTGGCGGGGGTTCCGCTTCCGTCGAGCCGTAGCGCCCACGCTTCGTAGTGTCCGCTGTTGGCTACCGAGGCTACAAGCCAGATCTTGGGAACCGTCTCGATAGTCTCGTAGATGATGAAGTGGTCGACCTTGCCTGGTAGCGCGTTAGCCGCGAAGGACCCTAGCTGAGTTGTCCCAGGACGCTTCGACAGCTTCCCGAAATTGGTGACATACATGTTCGAGCCGGCCACCAGGCGCACGTCGGGTGAAAGCTCGGGCGACATGGTGTCGTACGGCAGGTCGAGTTTGCGAAGCTCGGAACAGTCAAACTGCTGGTTAACCGGCATCGTTATCTAGGGTGTGCTGGGATAGTTCCTTTGACGCTGGTAGAGGTCGTTCTGTCCGCCGAATAGCATTGCCAGCAGTGGGTCTAGCTGGTTGGTTGGCTGTGTAGGGTTGCTCAGACCGGCGGTCGGCGCTCCAGAACCGGACAGGTTTGACCAACTCTGCAGGAAGCTTAGAAGGTCGCTGGCCGAGAGCCCCTGCGGCGTGCTCTGCGGATTACCACCACTGCCAAGCGGTAGACTGTTCGGGTTCTGCTGTTGGCCACCCGATTGAAGTTGCTGAACCTGGGTGGGCGTCAACTGTGTGTTCTGGTTGACCGGAACGGTCTGCTGGCCTCCGGTGGCCTGGGCGAGTTGCTGTGCCTGCTGGGTCTGGGTTGGCTGAGGCGCTCCAAAGGCACCGCTGATTAACTGCTTCAGCATGTCCGGTGACCCGCCAAAGGCCTGGATCATGTTGGCGATGGTTCCTGCGTTGGCCACCTGGCCGCTGGGTCCCGTGATCCAGTTGGCGTTCGGGAAACTGAACGGCGAGCCGGGGGAGCCCTGGATCAGCGGTGACTGGGTTACCCCGTAGGTTCCTCCACCTAGGAAGGTCGATAGCCACTTGTCCAAGCCGGCAGCCGTGTCGTTACTAGCAAAGAGATTCGGGTTGTAGCTCGTGTTGTAGGTTGACTGCTGCTGCGGTGAGCCGTTCGGTGCCGGCCCACTGCCCTGGGTGGCCTGTCCCGATAGGAAGGACAAGGGACCCGTGTACGGGTTCGGGTTGCTAGCCGGCAGGTTGCTCCAGGTTCCTACGCCCTGCTTTGCCAGGTCGCTGGCGTTAGCCGCTAGAGGGTTACCGGCCGCTCCGGGGTTGTTAAGCCAGTAGTCGTAGTTAGCTTGTGCGTTTCCCGCGTAGGGACCGTTATTAAGGAAGGTTGCCTGGTCGAAGCCGGCCGTGATAGATCCTGGGTTCGACGGCGGCGGTGGTGGCGTAGGTCCCTGACCCTGACCGGGGTTCCCGGGTCCACTGGCGCTGGGACCCGGTGTTCCGCTGCGGTAGGGGCCGCCAAGGATCGAGCGAACCTTATTCTGATCGCCAAGTAGGGTACCCGGGTTGGAGCTTGGGATGCCACCGCCAGGAAGTGTCGGTGCTGCCGGAGGGGGAGGAGGTGGCGTATTGTTTACCCCCGGGATTCCGTTGACCTGGTTGAAAAGGTTGTTGAAGGCGTACGGGTTGAATCCGTTCGGTGTGGGGTTCGGGTTCGGCGTTGGAGCCGGTGGCGTCCCAGCGGTCCGTCCTGGACGCTGCGGGTACTGGGTAGGTCCACCGCCACTGAGAATCTGCTGCGTCGGCTGACCGGGTCCGCGACCACCCGGGTTGGCGTCGGGACCTGGACCAGACCAGCCGGGAGGGGGCGTGTAGTCCTGCGTAGCTCCTGGAAGTCCGCTCGGGATGGAGCCGTTGTTCTGGCCACCACCGGGTGTCGGGTTCCCTGCGCCAGGAGTACCGTTAGGTATCGACCCTGGGCCGGGAGGGTTAGCTCCACTACCCGGCGTGCCACCGGGCTTGTTTCCGCCGAAGAAGCCAAGGGCCGTTCCGCCGGCCCAGTCGGTGCCGCTTTGGCCAACGTTGGGCTGTAGTCCGGCAAAGGCGTTAGGTTGCGATGCCATGCGTAACTATCCTTTCGGCCCTACAGGCCTCCGGTGCCAGGTCCAGCGCTAGCCGGTCCGGCCGGTCCCAGGGACGCGGCACCCTTCACGGGAGACGTCTTCTTGTAGCCGCTGGAGCGGGTTCTCTTGGGGCGAGACAGGGCGTCAGTTAACCCGGGAGAGGCTTTACTACCCCCCAGGCTAAGAGGTGACGCTACGGCTCTTGGTGTGGCGGCTGCCGCCACCCGTGGACCGAAGCGCGGGACCGGGGACCCGCCACCAACGGCTGGTCGAAGGGTTCCGGCCAGGGCGCTCTTGAGGGCCGCTCCGGCATTCATGGCTGCAAGTGGATTCATAGTTTTTCTCGTCGTGCGGCGTAGCCGCTAGTACCAGCCAAAGCCCCCAAGTCCGTCGCTTACCAGGGGCTCGCGCGGGTGGATCGGCTGTTCCCCTAGATTTAGCGCTTCATGGGAAGCCATGACATCGACCATACCGATGAAGTTGGCCAGCTCCTCGGGGCGCTGCTGGGAGGCCGGCTTAGCCCAGTACTTCAGTCCTTCGATAAAGACGTTGGCGTACTGGTCGTCGAAGGCTGGACCGGTGCTCGCTAGGTTGGCTGCGGTCACCTTGGTCGGGTTTGTCTTATAGTTGCACTCTATCTGGTAGTCCATCGGACCGATGCCGGACGGCGGCCGTGGGAAGACCCGTAGTCCACCCGTGGTCTGCTCGTAGCTGATGGCAGTAGGCCTGGATTGGGCGTAGGTCAGCAACAGGTACCTGTCGACGTCCAACGGAGGGTAGGTCGACGGTGGCTCGGTGGCGTTCATGGTCAAGGTTCCGGATCGCAACCCCAGGAAGTCAGTGGGCATAGCGATATACGGAGAGACGTAGTCCTGCTGTAGCGGGATCAGGTAGAACGGAGGAAGCTTCTTTAGGCTGACGCGCCAGTCGGCCCGGCCCCAAACCGCCGAGTTTACGAGGTCACAGAGCATGGCTCCGTTGGCGTCGGCGATCAGCCGTGGAGACGATTGGGCTACGAAGTTTAGCAGATCCTGCCAGCGATACGAACTAGCCATGCTGCACCTGCGTTCCCGGCCATTCAAGGAAGAGTTTCTCGGCTTTACGCATCTCGGCTATGGCCGCCTGGAAGACGCCTAGTTGCTGCGTGTACTGAACCTTGCCCTCGCCGTCTACCGTGGCCGAACCGGCCCGGTTGTCGTCGGCGTACTGGTACGCCTTCCAGAGAACGCCGGCCTGGATGACTGGGTAGTAGACATCGGGTAGCACCATGGAGCCGGCGGTTGAGAAGTTCCCTGCCGCGATCTTTGGCGGCTGCCTCTTGTAGGTCAAGTTCGCGGTGGCCGAGTAGCTGTTCGATGGTTTAGGTGCCACACGCAACGTGTCCGGAACCGGGTAGGAGGCCACACTAACTACACTAACTTGCTGGGGGATGCCTACCTGCGTGATGGAAGACGGCAGTATAGACACCACCTTAAGGTCCGTGTTGGTATCGCTGCCGCTTTGAACCGTGGCCCTGGCCAGGTAGAGGAAGTCGCTCGGAACGGTGACCGGGTAGTCCTGGGTTCCGCCTAGTATCGTCACGTTGCCCATAGTCCCAAGAGTCCACCACCAGGGAGCGGCGGCCCACACCAGGGAGCAGACCGAGTCGACAATCTGGTACGACAGGACGCTACTCGCCGCCGTGTCGATGGGCATCGACTTGATCATGGCCTTGGCCTCGACAATGGCGTCTGACGGTTTGTAGGTTGCTTGCTGCCAGGGCATAGCTGCGCTCTAGGGGTAACTGGTTATCTACTAGCCGCCGATAAACTCGCTACGGGGCAACAGGTGACCCGGCACGTCGGTCTCGTCCCAGGTCTTGTAGCAAAGGTTACACATGAAGGCCGTGTGTCCATTGGACAGACGCTGGCCACCGAGTCGGGTGCCTCGACCGTCCTCTTTGCGGTGGTCGCAGACACGTTGCGTCAGCAACTGGCGCTCGTGCATCTGCTTGATGTTGTCGACCTGGGCGAGGCGAAGACGGTTCTGTTGGTCCTTCTCGGCTTCCTCGGCCAGGCGCTTTTTCTCACTGTCGGCGTTCAGGTTATCAAGTAGCTTTAGAAGAACCGCATCAAGCACCGGGTTACTGCCGCCGCCTCCCTTTGACGACAGCAGTCCAGCGATGCCGAGGGTTGCGTTGGTGCTGTCGGTCTCCTGGTCGGCTGCCTTGGCGGCCACACCCGCCGCGTGCTTGTTGACGATGGCGTTGACAGCGGCTTTGCGCTGCGGTTCGGAAAGAACTACTTCTGCCGTGTCGGGCTCACTGCCTCCACCACTACCGCCACCGTATACCGATGGATTATTGAGAACTTGATTCATTAAAAGAAAACCTGCTGTATCGAACACTTTTCACTCTCCCTTATCGTATACGGCCCTTGTAATCTTAGCTTTATCCAGAGCCGATTGCTTAAACTCTTCGGCGTGGTAGTCGTTAATTAAAGTCCACGCCTCCATCTCGTCGCGTGCTGCACCCTCGATCTCAAGCGAGAAGGAGGGTACGTGAACAGTTAACTTTGCCAAGTTACTGACCTTCGACGGGTACGCTGACGTCCCACTGGGCGAAGTTGAACTCCTGCCCTTTGGGAACTCCAGGCATACCCCAGTAGGAAGCCAAGAGGGCCGCGTTGCGCACTACACCACTACCGAAGTCGAACCAGGGTACGTCGTGATTGAAGCCGAAGGGGCTTCCCTTGGCCTGTTGAATCGGAGGTGCCTGGTAGACGCGAGGTACCGGCGTCCAGAAGGAGGCCAGAACCTTGGCGCTGGACTGTTCCAAGCAGTAGCGCGGGTTGATGGACCACCCGCCGTCCGGGACGAGCGGATGGTACTCGATAACCGTGTCGTCATAGGACGGTACGTAGTCGGTTGGATTGATCGTAGGTGTTGCCATAGTTATTCTCTGCTCCTTTTTTAAATTGTTGCTGACACGCCGGCTTTGCCGGTGGCTCGTGCCCAGTTAGCTCGGTCGTCGCTGCCGCCAAGATTCCTTACTATGGTCTTGGCCTGTTCTAGGGTAATGTAGCCTTTCTGAAGTGGACGGACCACAACCGAACGCCAGCCACGGATAGCTTCACGGCTAGTTTCTAGAACCCTTCTAAATCCAGGTCGGAAGTTCGGGTCGTGGTTGCCAGCGCGACGCCTGAGAAGCTCTTCTTTAGCTCCGGCTGTCCCTAGGGACTTGATCAACTCGTAGGCCTCCTGTACCGAGACAGGGTTTGCCTTGACATCGGCGCGGTCCAGAAGCTTTCCGCCAAGAGCAAAGTCCGGGTCTGGTTCCCATCGCCAGGTGGCCGACATAATTGACCACTCAGGAGTAACTCCGGACTCGTAAAGGCAGATGTAGTCTGGATGGGTCTGTCCCGGGTTCTGGTAGGACAGCCTCTTCTTAGAGGGATTTCCCCCTACCGGTTCAAAGACAAAGTTCTCGGAACAGCGCCTAAGTTCTTGCTCTAGTCTTTCTGGACTAGCGTACAGACGGCCGGCTTGGCGCTCTGGGTTCGATGGAGACGCGTCAAGGTCATGGATGACACGGGCATTTCCGAGCTGCTCCATGGTCCACGAGTTGATCTCGTGGGCCGTTCTCTCCTGCTGCTCTCCTCGCAAGTTTCTTGTTAACCTCTGTTCGTCAAGTACTAGCATCCACTCTCTCCCTTTACTGGCAGGTCCAGGCCGTTCCGTTGTACACCGCAAGGTGTCCGGAGCCGGAAGTCGCGCAGGTCGCTGCCGTCGTGCAGTTAGTGCAATAAAAGTGGTCTCCGGTGTTTGGGCTCGCCGGGGCACCGGATAGGACGGACGGAAACTCGCCTATGGGGGCCGCAAAGTAGGATCGACCGATAGAAGATCCAACCACGGTAGGGCCACCGTTTCCGATCACGTTCACTAGCGAGGTGGCAAAGACCCAGGCTGAACCGAAGGTTCCGATAGCCGTGTTAGCAACCACGGTTGCTCCTCCTGAACTACCTCCGTCCTTATCAACCGCTATGCCGTACCGGTAGTTGAAGAAGGTTGAACCGTCGGTTCCGGTTACGATGGTGTTTCCGGTGATGGAACATCCCCCGCAGCTCTCTACGTGGATAGCGTCATAGGTCGCGGCTACAGAAGGGCCTGGGATGAAATAGTTAGAGCTAAGTACGTCGTTACCCTGCGTAGCATCCGGTATATAGATTCCGTGCTTCTTTTCGGCGAATAGGTTACCTATGACCTGGTGCTCTCCACCAGGGGTGCCGTAGGCGTGGAATCCGTGGTTAGAGTTCTGGCCAAAGTTGCTGCCGATAATCTTCACCGACTGGCAGGTGTTACACTCGATTCCGTCACCACCGCTGGACTCGATCCTGGACTGAGAGATAAGCCAGTTGGCGCTTCCACCGTCAAGGAAGATGTTCGACGAGCCGGACTGACGGAACATGGAGGAGATCACGTGCCCACAGCATGACTCGTTATTGGTTGAGTGCACGTAGAGGTTGTACCTCTTGGAGTTTTGTACAGTAAGGTGGTCGAAGTCCTGACCGCCGGAAAGGTTTATCAAAACTCCGTCCTGGGCAGAGGAGTTATTGGCCTTGTTTCCATCAATGACTATGTCTCTGATGCCCTGTAGAGAGGAGTTCATGCGAACTACGTAAGCAAGGTTTGAGCCAGACTTCTCTACGATCCAGGATGACATGTTATTGCTCGGTGGAATTAGCCCAGCTCCGTCGGCTACTGGCTGTCCAACTAGAAATTCACCCTGGTAGGTCATTGTTAGACCAGTACCCACTACGCAGACCCCCTTGGGTAGAGCGCACGTCCCACCGGTCGTATTGCTGTCAAGGCATGACTGGATCGCTGGTGCATCGTCGAACACGCCATTGCACTGAGCCCCAAAGCTTCTAACGTCCAGAGCCGGCATGTTCTTGATCTGGAATATCCAGTCGATCTTGGTTACGGCATAGAAGCCGCCAAGGATGGCCGACATTACTACAAGAACTGAGACTGACTTTCTCATGTAAAGTATAATGCCCTTATTAGTGTTCCAACCGGCATAGCCGACGTTAGAGTAATCGTGTTACCGCTGACGGTGTAGTCGGTGGTAGGGGTAGCGCTTAGTCCATTGATCTTTAGGTCCAGAAGAACCGGTGGGAAGTTGATGGTGTAAAGGGTGTTGACGTTGTCGATGGCACCTACCGGTATTTCGTCGTGATATCCCTGCATAACCGTTCCAGTAACAGTGGATGATGGTGTGGGTACAACGCTAGCTGCTGTAGGTAAAGCAAGGCTTGGCACCGTGATAGTGTAAGGACTGGTCGATACCGTAAAAAGTCCAGTGTTTCCTAGTTGAGAATCGTTGTTGTCGTAGAAGAAGGCGGCGTACTTGGTTCCAGGAGGTTCAAGAGACGAGTTGAAGTAGACCCTTGCCGACTGGTCGTAGACACCTTTCTGGATACGAACCTTGACCCTGTCGCCAAGGCGCTGCGGTATTAACTGGTTAGCTACCGTGGCAAAGCTGTAGCCGGTCGGATAGGCCAGCATAAGCAACACCCAACCGTCGAACGGAGTGATCCCGTCGTTGTAGAGCACGGTTCCGGCTAGGCTGGCTGAGTTAGGTATCGACATCTACTTGGCGTCATCTTCCAGGCGCTGCTCCTGGCGGGCCATCTGGGTGGCCAGCAAGTTAACCGCGTCCCTTAGCTTTACGACCTCGGCCTTAAGGTCACCGTAGTCACGCTCAATGTTCGACTGACGCTGGTCACGGGAGCCGCCGGCCCAGGCCATGCCGATAACTAGAGTCAGGGTCGGTATGATGACGTTTAACCACTCACGAAGGTTCTTCATGGTCACCTAAAAAGAAACGCCGCCAGCAGCCGGGGAGGCCGAAGGCGGCGCTTGGCCGGGGGCGAACGACCGGTGGGAGCGACCGGTCAGAAAGGTCCGCGCGCCTCGGCAGTCGTCGTGACGACGCTCCCGTCGTCACACGTCGTGGGCGAACACGACGTTAGGCTGTACCCGGCAGACCGTCGCTGACGGCTTGCAGGGCTGATTCCAGGTCACTGATAGACTTCTTGGCCACAGCCACCTTGGCCGCCTCGTCGTCACTGTCGGACTTGAGAACGGCGTTGGCTGTGTCGAGAGACTTCTGGGCGGCGTCGCGCGAGGCGGTGTCCTGGACGATCTTGGCCTCTGCTCCGCGAACGTCGGATAGGGCGGTTTCGGTTGCGTTGATGAGATCGCTAAGGCTAGCCATTGAAGCTCCTGTCGTTACGTACCATGGCGATACCCCGTTCGAAAGCTTCCATCGGCGAGCGCAGCTTGTGGCCGAGACCATCCCCCGTGTCGGTAGCGCTATCCTTGAAACCGCTGGCGGTAAGTAGAGCACCGGTGGCCGCGTTAACGGTTACCGTGTTGTTAGCGCTGATGTCGGTTCCACCCGAAGCGTTTGTAGTGGGAGCCCGCTGGACTCCGTTAAGAGCCCAGGTTCCGTCACCGTTGTCAGTTACGTTGATACTATAGTTAGCCACTTTCTTTTCCTTTCTGATGGACCCCGCAAGATCCCAGAACGCGGTTTGGGTAGTCCGCTCTACTCGCCGCTTTGCGGCTGTTGCGCCAGTCGAACCTTGGGGCCGTAGCTGGCCGGCGGCAGGCCGCTAGGTGACGGCTGTTGGCGCTTGTTGAAGCGCTGCGCCTGCTGCACCTTATTCTTGGTCTCCTTGGTTGCCAGTCCGCTGTGGGTCGTGTCAAAACCGCCACCGACGCCGCCCGATAGAAGCTTCTTCACCGAGGACGCGGGACCCTTAACCTTCATCGTTGCACTTTGCATAGAACTAGCTCTTCCCCATCCCCGGGTACTTGCGGGCCACGGCGGCGTTAACCTTGGCCTTCTCGGCTGGTGTTCCGAAGGCCGACACGCGCGCCTTGGCGTTGGCCGCGTGCGAACGGTCCTCGATGGGGTACCGACGACCCGACAGCGCGAAGGAAGACCCGCTTAGCGCCTTCCGTGCGTTTGTGGTCAGCTTAGCCAAGGTTATAACCGTAGTGCCGCGAAGCGGCTAGAAAGCGCCGTTCTGCTCTTTGAGGACAACCTGGATCAGCAGGCCGCCGGAACCGGTGAAGGTACCGCTGGTAGTGATTGCCACCGCGTCACCCTGTCGGAAGGCTACGGCCGAGCCGGTCTTGAGAACCGCGTCGGTAATGCCGGTGGCCGTGGTGGTCGAGTTAGAGCCGTGCTGGGTCTTCGCTCCGCTACCGTCAAAGTTATTGGTCGACGTGAAGGCCGGGAAGGCCACAACGGTCGTTCCGAAGGCCGGATCGGTCGTGTTCAGGGAGGCAGCCGTACCGGTGTCGTAGGGTAGGATCTTCGGAGAGGCGGTCACCGACAGGGTGCCGGCAGTACCGGCGGCCATCACGAAGGAGCAGCCGACGTAGGTGCACGGGCAGGGGGCGACGCCGATAGGGACGGCGGTCACGGCCGCCGAGGTACCGGTCACCCAGTAGTCGAACGTGTAGTACTTGCCGCTGTAGCCCTGGTTGCCGCCCGCCAGGGACGGGCCGGAGCCGGACTTGTCGAAGCCTACGTTAGCGAGGACTTTGGTGTCGAATTGAGCCATTGATTTCCTTTTCCTTGTGCCGCTCTAGGTAAACGGCTATTTCTCGTAGAACCTGCGGGTCGTCTTCGGCTAGGCCAGCGACCACGTTACATCGGTTGCAAAGCCACCCGCGAAAAGCTCCGGTACGGTGGTCGTGATCAAAGACCGTTTTGGCCTCGGTTGATCGACCAGCACCGGTCTTGCCACATCCCGGGATCTCGCACACCAAAGCTCGTGGGCGACCGGCAATCTCTGCCAGTTTTTGATCCCGTCGAATTCGGTATGCTGCTTTGCCACGGCGATTGTACTCCTGCTTTTTTTCCAGAGAAAGCTTAAGGCGATTTACCCCCGCTTTCTCTCTTAGCTCTTCGGCGTGCTCGGCGTAGTACGCTCGCTGCTTCGCCTTCAACTCTTCATGTGACTGTCGAGAGCGTGGCGGCTTGGTTCGGTTAGCTTCGTACCTGGCCTTCCTACGAGCGGCAATTTCTACCGCATTAACCCGCCTCCACTCTCGCTCGTATGCACGTCTTGCTTCGATGCGTTCTTGCAATTCACTGGTGTTTATCATGACACCAGTGTAGCACAAGTCCTTTATCTACGCAACTATACTTGATGGTGCATCAGTCATGCGATATCGGAACTGACCTTGGAGATTTGGGGCGTCTAGCAGTTTCGCAGCGAACTTGAAGTTAAACGACACCATCGCGCCGATCACACCCTCGGGGTCCGCGATGTCGGGCTTGCCCTGGATCACGTTGAGCGAGAAGCGCTCCTTGGACGGGTCGCTGATGCGCTGCGGTGCACGGCCCGCCAGGTCCACGACGCCATAGGCGTTCTTGCCGAAGACGTAGACACGCCAGTAGTCCACCGAGGACACGGTCAGCGTCTTGACGTTGGTGTTCTCGAAGAACTTGCAGCCACCCACGTTGGCCACCGCGCCACGATCCTCGTTCTTAATGAAGGCGGACGGGTCCGTGAACTTGTAGATGTCCATCAGGCCGCCGGCCGCCGGGTCGTTGACCAGGTCGTACGACACGTAGGGATGGATCACGCCGAAGAAGCTGCCCTTGGCGAGACCGCTGTCCATCGGCAGGACATCGAGACCCTGCAACTGGTGACGGGCGTTCCGGGCGTCACCGGCCCGGTAGAAGGAGCCAAGGGTCGCCAGGCCAGCACCCGAGGTCGAAGTGATCTGGGTCGTGTTGGGCGAGTCGATCTCGGTCCGGGTGATCGTGTCAACCACGTAGGCCGCCCGATAGGACAGCATGTCGGACACGTTCTCTACGACCGGGTCGATGGCCGTGTCCTTCAAGAAGTCGCTGACGGTCGCGAAGTCGGTATACTGGGAGACGGTTGCCGACACGATGGTCGACGTGACCGCGATGCCGGTGCCGACCGAACCCTCGAAACCGTCCTTGGCCGTGATGGTGGACGGGACGACGGCGGACGGGATGTAGCGGAACCACTGGACCGTCTTGCCGGACTGTTTGGGGATCGAGTCCATCATAGCTGCTTCGCTGAAGATGAACTTGCGCTTGAGGTTGTCCAGGGCTCTGGTCTTGTAATAAACCGTCGCGAGGTGGGAAATGGACGGAGTCGCTGTGGTAATACTTGCTGGGGTGTAAGCCATTTATTTTCAGTCCTTTACAGGTACCTTCGTGTCAAGGGATTTGATGCCCTCGGAGATCACGCTGAGCGCCGGGCCATATCCGACACCGCCAGCCCGCAGGTAAGCGGCTAGCTTTTCTAGGATTTCTGGGTTGTCCTTGACGAAGCCAAGGACAACATTACACGGAGAACAGAGCCAGCCCCTGAAATTTCCAGAAGCATGGCAGTGATCGAATACAATCTCACGAGTTCCATGTTTCTTGGAGATCGTCCACCACACACTTCGCACTTAGTCGGTCTTGGGCGACCAGCTAAGCTCACCAGTAAATGTTCGTTCTTGGTCAATTTATTTCGGTCGTGCCTTCTGGATCTAGCCATTCGCTGCTCAGGATTATTCTGCTTCTCTAAGTAGCGATACCTCTTGCCGTTTTCCAGAAGTTTCTCTCGGTTGGTGGCATAGTACTTTTTACCGTACTCGCTCATCTTCTTCAACCGATCTGCCCTATTTTTTTGATAGTACCGTTGGCAGTAAATCTTATTTTGCTCGGGGGGTCCGAGGCATTAAGCGTAATTCTTCTCTAGAAACGCCTTCATCTGATCCGCCGACAGAGAGCTGAACTGGTCGAGCATCGCCGCTGCCTGGTCGTCCTCGCTGTTCACCCGGCGCTTCACGCGGGGCGGTGTCGGAGTTCGCTGGGCGTAGACCGGCTCTTCCTCGCTGTCCACTTCCTGGCTCTGTCCACGGCCCGTGGACACGGGCAGTTCCAGGACACCCTGCTGCTTCGCGACCACGTACGCCAGGTTCATGGCATCCAGCGTCCACGGCAGGTTGTTCGAGGCGATCACGCTCTCCAGCGCCTTGTAGTTAGCCGGCGAGGCCACGTAGTCGTCCTTGTGCTGCGCTAGGAAGGCGTTGGCCGCCGCTTCCTGCTTCACCTGCGCCAGCTCGTTGGCAATGTTCTGGAACAGACCGACTACCATCGGGTCGTTCTGCCACACGTATCGCTGGGCTTCGCGCGGGTCCTTCAAGAACAGCTCGGCAAAGCGGTTCTTGTCGAACGAGTCGGTCGTGCTCGCTGCCGGCGCGACGGGCTGTTGAACCTGCTGGGCCTGCGCCTCTGCCTCGATCCGAAGACGCTCGATCTCCTCACGCTTCTGGGACTCGTACTGGTCGACCAGTCGCTGCGCCTCGACACCGTCTCGAACCGTGTAGGCGTTTCCGCCAAGGTTAAGCGTGAATCCCTGTTGTTCCTGGCGCTCTACCTGCTGTCCCGGCCGCGTCTCGGCCAGAGCCTTCAACTCGGCCAACTGCTGCTCAATCTGTTCCGGCGTAAGTGCCATTCGTCCCGTCTCCCGTTCTACGTTAGTAATTGTAGTACATCCCCTAAGACTACTGGTTCTGCTTAACAAACCGCTCGAACCAGACGTCAGCCGGTGACTTGCCGACCGGGTCGTCGTGTACCAGGGCCTGCGCGGCCAGCGCTTCCAGCTCGTCGGCCGCCGCCTCGGGCCGAGTGGCCAGAAACTCGCGGGTTGCTCTGAAGTACTGATACAGTCGTGTCCTGCGCAGTAAATCTTCGCTTGCAGCCGTCTTGCTGATGGCCTCCAGCAGGTCGAACTCGTGCTCCCTGAAAAGCTCGATCAGGATCTTAAACCCGGGTTCACCGGCTAGTTTTGCCAGTAGCTCCTTGTCGCGGTCGTTCAACTGCACCTACGAGCCCCCTCCCAGTAGCGAAGCCACGCCGCTGCCAGGCTGAGTTCCTTGTGGCGCGGTTGCCGGTGCTGCTACACCGGCTGGAGCGAGTCCAAGAGACGCGTCCACACCACCAACAAGCTTGAGGATCTCGATAGCCTGGTCGCCTTCCTTGGCCGAAGCCGCAATGGCCGCGCTGTCCTTCTTGGCCTGGGCTTCGAGCTGTGCGATGCGCTCTCGCTCCTGCGACTGTTGCTGCATCGTCTGCGCCTTGAGCTGCGCGTCTGGGGAAGGTTGTCCCTGTCCCTGCTTCTCCTGGTCGTTCATCGGACGAATCAGGTTGTAAGCTCGCCTGGTTCCCGTGGCATCCTGGATCATCCGGAAGAACTCGTTGAAGTCGATGGTCTGACCGCCCTTGGCCAGTTGTCCTAGGAAGGCACCGTTCATCAGGTACTGAGACAGGAAGGGTGCTAGGGACTGCAAGCGCGACTGGGTAAGCATCCGCGAGGACGCCTTGACCCGGAACTTCACCGGACTTCTCAAGGCACCCGGGTTGACCGAGGTAACTCCACCCGTGGGACTTAAACCGGCCATGGAGCCGGACGCCGACGCGTGGTACGAGTCCATGGCGATCATCTTGGAAAGCATCGGGACGATCATGTAGTCCTCGATCAGCTCCACGATGGCCTGCAAGCGTGTCGTCGGACCGGCGGTCTGGGCCTGGATGCCGGTAGCGGTACGAGACGCGTTTGACCGGATCGGCATACCCTGGCTGATCATGTTAGTGACACCAGTACGCTTCTCGCTAGAGGACTCTAGCCACTGTAGCTCCTGCCAGCCGTCCTTCGTCACGCCGTTCGGCGGGAAGAAGATCATGTCCTCCTTCGGCTTTTCTACCTCCCAGATTTGACCGGGACGCATGATACTGCTTCCCTGGGCCATGCTGGCCGAACGGGACCTGGCTCGCGGCGGATTTAACATCAGCGACAGTTCGTCGAGGTGCCCGTTGAGGATCGCCTGAGCGTACTTCTGGTTCCCCTCTAGGGCGTCAGGTATGCCCATCCCGTAAAATCGACCCGGCATAATATAGCACGGTGCACCGCAGTAGGTAATAAATCCGTACGGGTTTAGCTCGTTGTAGGCCACCCAGCGACGCTGGATCGTCCAGATGATCCGCGACCGGCTATAGTAACGCATCACCTCCAGCAGCTTGTTCGGTCCAATGTCGGTGCTGTCGTCGTATCCTGGCCGCCAGATCACGTTCCGGTAGGCTTCCTGGTTCTGCTTCGTCAGGTCCGCCGTGTCGGCCGGCCGCTGGTCGGCCATCGACCGAAGAACCTCCCTCGGCGGTAGCTTGATCCCAGGCGATCCCCGTAGCGACTCCAGCTCGTCCAGCGACATAAAGTCACGGTGGATCACCGAGCGGCTGTCGTCCGTCAGCGGCGTCGGGCACCCGGGGTCCAGGTAGATGTCGCGCGTGTCCACCCAGGACACCGTGGGTTGCCCGGTGTCGCCATCGTGTTCGACATTGACAAATCCGTTCCCGTAGAGTAGCGTCTGTATAACCGCAAGCCGGATCTCGTTCCGCGCCGTGTTTCCGTAACGGTCGTGAGGTGTCTCCAGCAGGTACATCAGACGTTCTTTCTGCTGCCTGGCCTCGTCAACCGTGGTCCCCTGAACCGGGTCGCACTCGAACCACTCGTCGTCCGCGAAGAGTGCGTTCATGATCACCGGGTAGGCGCTTTCGACCTGATCGAAGCTGATCGGCACCCCCAGGGACGACCTGGCAACGCGAGAACCCTCCCAGAAACGCTGCGGCATCCAGCCGACAAAGAGGGCGTCGTCCGTGTTCCAGCGCAGGTCGTGGTTCCGGTAGCGCCAGACGCGGTAGCGTTCGTAGTCGCTGTTAACCCGTGCCAGGGCGATGCTGTCGTTGATCGTTTGTAGGCTGAAGCGGTCGCTGGACCGATCCAATAGGTTGGCCTCTGGGACCCCCCCCACTTCGCCGGTATGATTAAACTCTGGCAGTGTTTTAGCTCCGTTACTGCTTGAAGGTAAAGGACTCGATAGGAGTCTGGCGAAGCAGGTTGACGACGCCCACAAGGGCACCAGCCCCAACGGTCTTCAGGTTCACCTGGCCGCTAACGTACGAGGTCACGGCACCAGACACGGCTGCCGTCAGTAGCGAGTTTAAAAGCTTTTTCCAGTCGAAGCTCATGGCGTTTGACTCCCGTCGCTAGTAATTGTAGGCTACATGTGCTAGGCTGTCGGTATGCTTCCAAAACTTTCCGTTATCGACGAAAACCACCACCTGGAGAACGGTCAATGGGTTTCCGTACTGATTGAGGTCGAGGTAGTGTCCCTACACTTCGCCAGAAATACCATGCGTGTCAGATCGGTCGATAAAATCTCGTACGACGGCGTCTGTAAGCCAGAAATCCACTCGTTTGACATGCCGAGCGACCTCTTTTGGGAGACGTACAATTTCATCCGATACCCGAAAGACTACCCTATAGCCCCCCAGTTGCGTTAAAGAAGTCCGTCCAGCCGTTGACTGACTGGTCGTGGGCACTGGCGTAGGCTCCTTCACCGTTCACCTTGTCGGCCTGAGCCTTCTCCATCAATTTCTTCAGTCGAGCACGGACCTCGGCGTCGTTGTCCGCCTGGCTGTATCCAGTCTGCTCCCCGTGCTGAGGTCGAGCAACCTCGCGCCCGAGCCAGGTCTTGCCGACGAACTGGTCGGCCAGGGCGTCCACCAGGTCGTCCGTGTTTCCCTTGGGGAAGTGCGACAGCTCAACCTTGAAGTGTTCTAGGCACGACAGGCCGCCGCCCTTGCCCTCGGCCACGGGGCCGGCAAAATAGATCTCACCACGCTTGTACCATGGCTGTAGCGTCTGCGCTATACGCTCCTCCTTGGACTTCTGGTTGTCGGGGGTGATGAAGGCAAACGGCAGGTAGACCCCGTTCATGTCCTCGTAGCGCCGTATCGAGGTCTTTAACCCCCTAACGTAGCCGGTCTCTTCAATACGGATTGAGCGAGGACGCCACACTCGGTACACGTCAAAGATCTGGCTGATCAGTTCGTCCGGCAGGTACTTACCGTGCCGTGCGTCGACCACGTAGCAACGTCCCTTGGCGTCCCAACCACAGGTTAGAACAACCGAGTAGTCGCTTGAACGCTTCTGGGTCTCGGCCGTGTCGACTGAAGTCGTGTAGTAGGCCATAGGAACCTTTCTAAGGTCCTCGGGCGTCTTGGTCCGAAAGAGCGTCAAGGGGAAGTACTGCTGCTCACTGCTTACCGGGTTATTCAATTGCTGACAAGAGAACACCTCTCCGTCGTCCTGCTGCATCAACCGTAGCTCGTGTACTGGGAACTTGGCCGGGAACCAGGAGACCTTGTTGCCCTTTTCGTCAAGTAGATCGTCTAGTTCGCGTTCCTCGGGAAGGAAAGTGTAACGTCCGTCCTTGACTTTCTTCTTGTAGACGCCGCGTACGTGAATCGACCACTGGCGGTCCTCGACTGCCGACCGGCGATGCTTGTCGATGATGTCGGTGTACAAGTCAGCCTGGTGCCAGCAGGTTCCCTCGACGTCAATCCAGGACGTGGGTTTAACCAGGATGTTCTTGAACGTGTTGAAGTTGTAGATAATCTTCCGACACTGCTCCTTCGTCGCCGTATTGGTCCCGTCTACCACGTCGGTGAACTTGATGACGTCGCAGTGCATTCCGGCCACCGACGATTCCATCGAGGCGACGGCGACCGTGCTCTCCTTGCGCTGCTTTCGCTCCCGGTTTGGTACCGTGAACTTGGTGCGGTTGCCGGCGTCCTTCTCGCGGAAGCAGTACTCGGGGTAGAGATCCCGTAGCACCCGTCCATAGACAAAGTGGCTCTTTAGCTCGCTTAGCATCTCCTCGGCCGTCTCCTGGCGCGCGTGGACCACAAGGATCGCAACGTCCGGGTAGTTAAGTATCCACTGGACCGTGTGAGCGATCACGTTCAAGGTTGTCTTGTAGAACCCGCGCGGGTCAAGGATGAGGCGACGTCGTCCCTCAGGAAGGCTGTCCATCGGAACCCACGGCTTCAGGTACTTGATCTCGGTAGGTCCGACAAAGTCGTACTGGTGACGTAAGTGAGGCGGTGGGGCAGTGAAGTGCTGTAGCTTATCGGCCAGTGGTCCGTGGACCTCTTGGTCAACGTCCTTGTAGCCAAGAACGTGCTTGGCTAGCCACAGAAGGTCCGTTCGACCTCGCCAGCGAGCCTCGGCAAGCTTGTCTAGTTGTACGTCTCGCAACACCACCCCTCACTCCCGGTAGGTCAAACTGGACCCCAAAGATTTCTTCGTAAAGGTCCTCTTCAAAGTCGCTTAGGGTCACTGTATTCATGCCGTAGCTCCAGCAGTGCTTCCACCGTGCGCTCCCGTAGTAGCTTAATCTCCTGCGTAGCCTCCCAGGCCGGCCGACTACCGTTGTTGTAGTGATCAACCAGCAGTAGCCCTTCGGCCCGTGAGGACGCCGCCAGCCAGTTCTCCAGAAGCAGTGCTACCGATCCAGCAGCCGCTTCAGGTCGCGTAGCGACAGCCAGCGCGTCAGCCGGCCCGTACCGTTGCAATGTTGACAAGTGACCTCCTGACGAGCCCAGCCGCTCTGGCCGCTAACTGTGGCTGGCGTGCAGTCCGGTGTCGGACCCGGCGTTGAGCCGGGTGCTACAGTGACGTACGATGTAGACGGCTGGTTCAAGTTTCCCCTCCGAGGCCATGTTCACCGGCGTCATCGACCAGAGTCGTCCGGTCCCCGTCGGCCGGAAGCACCACACCGATCCGGGACGCCCAGCCTCGTACTCGCGCGACATGTCGGCGGTGTCGACGTCCATGAAGGGCGAGAGGCCACCTTTCACCCAAGCCATAAGTAAACGAACTACGCGGTGGTGCGTAAGGATACCAAGCTTTAGCTTCTTGTTGGCGTTCCACTCGGCCATCTGCTTCCCGATGTAGGGCAGCGCCCGCCACCTGAAGTCGTCAAAGGACTCGCCGCGCTTGCCGCTTAGCGGAGACTTACCTGGCGGCGCTACGTCCGGAAGGTACTTGATAAAGGCAGCGAGCTTTGGCTGCGCCTCGACCGTAGGCTCCCCCTCAAGGTCCCCTAGCGACCAAGATAGGATGTCGTGTGACGGCGTCTCAAGATCGGTAGACGGGTTGGCTTTAACAAGGTAGTCGGCTGTCTCCTTGGCCCTCTTGGCCGTTGAAAGGTAGAGACAGCTTAGACCGCCCTTGCGCGCAAAGTCCTCGCCAATCTGACGAGCTTCACCACGCCCTTTAGGCGTTAGCGGTCCATCGGCTTGTCCTCTAACGGTAGCTTCGGTCATGCTAGTTGCAGGTGCAGGAACCGTCTAGTTAATCACCTGGAAGTTGACGCACATCGGGTTTGCGGTCAGCGCGACGTCCACGCCAATCGTAAAACTGGTGCCCGCCGAGCGTGCCGTGACACGCGGAGGTCCTACGATCAGCAGGCTTTGCGTGTTGCAAGTCACTCCGAGCTTCGCACCAAGACCCTGGTCTTCAGTTACCATGATCTCGCTGTTGGCACCCACGGCCGTCGTATTCACTACCAGCGTGGTTCCACCGGAGGCGATAGCCACCGATCCAACGATAGTTGCCGCGCAGACGGCCGGCGAGGCTGAACTGGTACAGCCCGCCCCGCCAATGTTGGCGGCGTGAATTGACGCCAAGCCACCTGTCCCGCCGAAGTACACGTCCGTCACCGAGGAGTTCCCGATCACACCGGTGTTACTAGCGTTGACGGTCGCGTTGTATCCGATGGCAATGGCGTTCTGCACCTGGGTAGCAGAACCAATGCCGGTGCAAGGACCGAGTAGCGTTGTCTGCGCAACCGTGTTTACGTCGTTGGCTGCGTTCGCACAAGGGTTCGTCCCGGCATATCCACCGGCCACACCCGCGCCCGCCCAGGCCCCGGCGAATAGGTTGGAACCGCCAGTCGTCATGTTGGTTCCGGCCGCGAAGCCTAGGCCGGTGTTATCGTTGGCCCCGCCGCCACTGCCGACGTTAAGGAAGGAGGTTGCGCCGACGAACGTTGACCGTGAGTATGTGGAGTTTGCCCGTCCGGTGTGTCCGCCGAGACAGGTATTGAAGTGCCCAGTCAACAATCCGCCGCAGGCGACAACACCAACAGCGGTATTTTGTCCGTCCGTCGGGTCATTGGTTCCAGGGTAGGACCCAAGTGCGCCAGCCCCGAATGCGCTGTTGTACTGCGATGTCGCCAGAGGGCTGAATACGCCGAGTGCGCCCGCCCCGAAGGCTGTCATAAAGTTTCCCACTGGCGCTAAGGTGGACTTCGCCATGTTAAGCGCTCCAACGCTGCCAAACACGGTAGTGTTCTTGCCGATGAACCCAACGGGAGTCGCGCCCTGATAGATCAGGTTGCTCGTGGTATTCTCGATCCCCCAGATCGGGCCGGTTGAAAACGGCGCGGCGGTATTGTCCGTGTAGGTGGTCGCCGTATTGTTGGCGATTGTGGTTCCTGCCGTCAGTCGGTAGTAGAAATTGGTCAGGCCGGTCGCGGCATAGATGTTGCGACCGATCACCCGGTTGTCGGTGCTCACCGGCACGTTGGTGATGTTCACGACGTTGCTGGATGCGCCGACGATTACAATTCCGTCGCAAGATTGGGAGCCGGTTCCAGTGTAGGGTCCGAGGTTGGTCTCGCCCTGCGAGGTCACGAAGGTGACGCAGTAGTACCGCGTCCCGGTGACGTTGCCCGCCCCACCTAGCGCCGTGGTGACGCCAGTTGAAGGGGCGGCTACCTGGTTAAAGGTTATGTTTTGGTTGACGCCGAGCGGCCCCAGGAAGTTGGCCGTGCCGTTGGTGACGGTCTGTCCCTTCGCCGCAGTGGCGAGGACTGTGGCGTAGATCGCGGCTTTGATGGCGTTGTGGTAGATTCGTGAGTTTGTCATTTCACCAATTCTCCGTTAGGGTGTATGTCTCCACCGGCACTCAGGGAGTGAAGGGCGTCCTCAATCAGATTTTTCATAGCTGCCTGATCCTCTTTGTCCATCTTGAACCGAAGAAACTTCCCATTTCCCAGCGCCAAAATAAATAAGTGGTTGGCCGAGGCAACATCCGCCCCAGCATCTTTACCGATAAAAATGTTGCCGTTGCCGTGTACGAGGTCTCTACCGGCATTCAATCCGATGAGGATGCAGTTGGTTACGTCCATGTGCCTGTTGGGGGCCTGCGGCATCAATGGAAATGTGGCCAGTAATAGAGCAAATAGCAGGCACAATCGTTTGACCTTCATCTCAAATCCTCCCCTTGAATCATCATGATTGAAGGCTGGCCAACGGGAGCCGCCTTGAAACTCACAATCTTCGCCGCCCGATCAGAGCCCAAGCTGAGGTTGGAGGTCTGCGTTCCAGAAGAAGCTACCCACCCAGTCACCCCGCTCATAAATCCGCCGCCAGAGATGGAGTCTAGTTGGGTAAATGGGCTATTTGTCGTTGCCGCACCGGTTTGGTTTCCGCCCGCAGTGAGAACTAGATATCCATTCGTTGCGGGACTAGTAAGGCTCACGGTCAGGGTTCCAGAACCAGTGCCGTGCGCCTCAGCCTGTTGGTCCAGCGGATCGCTGGTAGTGAGGGTTCCGGTAGCGGCTGCTATTTCCATTGCGGCGAAGGAACTTGTGCAGGCCAAAGTTACGGAATGAGACGCCCCGGTCACCAGTGCGCCGCCGCCTGTCTTGGCGTAGGCGTAGAAGGTTAGGAGTCTTGTATTGCCGCCACTTGGAGCATTGGTCGCTAAGGTCAATTGGTTCCAGGCGTTTGCGTTGGACGTGGCCCCGACTGTATCACTAATGGTGCAGGCGGTGGCTTGGAAGGATGTCACAGCGACAAACAGCATGGATGCGCCAACGGTTGACGCGCCATAGGTAGCCGTCCCGCCATTAGCTCCCATAGCCGGTGTGGTCGCCCCGCCGATCCCGGTGTGGTTGGTCTGAACGCCGACGGATGCAAAGAGTGTGGCGCAGATCAGGAAGATTCCAAGTCGCCGAGTCATTGCCTTTTGATCCTCACAAAGTACTGACTAGCCCCGCTGATCGTCAACGGTGTGAAATCTAGAGAGCCGTTGTTAGCCTGCGTCGGTGTGCCGCTCAGAGTGCAGGCGCTATACGTGCCGTTTCCACACGTGCAGGTCGCCCCACTCAGAATGGACGAGCCGCCCGTCGTTGCGGCGTTGAGCGCAAAACTGGCAACGTTTGCCTTGCACTCGACGCTAGAGATGGTAATGGTGGCACCGGTCAGGTTAGAGCAGATCCCTAGTTCCGTGTTGTCCGTAGCCAGAGTCACCGAGTTGGTCCCGACGCTTCCTACACCGAACTCGCACGGCTGAACGGCTTGCGGTCCGGTTGCCCCGACAGGTCCCTGTAGACCTACTCCACCCGAAGTTACGATCACCCGGCCGGCCTGCGGCGCAGCAAAGGTCGCTACGATCTGGAATGTCACGGGATCTACGGTGTAGGGAACGTTAAGCTGGTTGGCTGGACTAGCGTTGTCGTAGAAGGCCACAAAGAGCGAGGTCGTTGCAAACCCGTGGGTCGCTTCCGGAATCGTCAGCGTCAAAGGGCTAGTGACGTTGAAGGTAGCGTTGTAGGACGAAGAGATCGAAGCCGCTATAATTTGACCCGACGAGTTAGTCCCAACGAAGCTAGCCGAAATAGGAACTGAAGCACCGTTGATAGTTGTTGCGTTGGTCCCGGTAGAGAAGTAGTCAAGCTGACCCGTGAACGGGTTGAAGGTCCAGGCGCTATTCAACGTCGAGCTTAAAAGAAGGGCCATCGAGACGATGGCCACGCCGGTCCAAAGTGTTCTTGATCGCAAGCTAGGCTCCTAGTACTTCCCGCGCGAATCGCAGGCGTCGGCGTACTGCATCCCGCTCCCGAAGGCCGGTGCTCCGTTAGTCAGCGCAAAGTAGACCGACGACAACAGGTTAGACGGGTTCGTTAGCACCTCGATACCCCACACCTTGGCCGACGTCAGCGGGTTTACCGTAGTGATCGTCATGTCCGTGTAGGTGGCGTTGGTTGTACTCGGCACGGTGATCGTCAGCGTGTTGGCGTCGGCTGCGGTCACAGCGCTAAAGGTCCCGTTAAGGGTCGTGGTTGCTGATCCGGTGATCACAAGCCTGGCTCCAACGTAGAGCTTGTGCCCGGTCGCGGTAATAGTCGCCGTGGTGTTACCGGTGACCACGATGTTGGTGAGGTTGCCGGCCGCTACCGAGTAGGTCGTGGTGGGCTGGATGGCCTTAGCGGCGCAGATGTACTGGAGATTATTGGACCCATCGTAAAATAGCAGCTTTACCCACGGCTCGTTGGGAAGGGCCGCAACCTGGTTTGTGCTCTGGCCAGACTGAGTCCAGCCAAGAGACGCCGCGAGTCCGGCTAGCAGCAGTAGTTTCTTCATACTTAGCCGAACTCCCTACGCCGGGATCAGTTCAACGGTTGCGATGCAATCGGCCAGAGCCGTCAGGGTACCCTGAAGCTGGTAGCTTAGGCAGTCACCAACGCCGATGTTGAGAACCGCACCTGTAGCCAGGGTCTGGGCCGTGGGCGTGTTAACCGTCAGCGCGTGAAGATCCTGGGCCGCGCTAAGGATAGACGAACCGGCACCGGGTGCCTGCGCGATGTCGTGGAAGATGTTGATGGTTGCACCGCTGCCACCCTGAGCGCTGATGGTGACCGAGGCACCCTTGACCGTGTAGGCCCGGTTGGCCGGCCCGAAGAACGTGTGCGCCGTGGTGCCGCTGCTAGCCCCCAGGTTCGGGGTCGTCTCGTCGAAGGTTTGTCCTACGCTTGTTTGTACTTGCGACATGATTTAAATAGTCCTTTCCTAGAAAGCCACTAGATCGAGAAACTGCCCGGCGGTCGGCGTGATGGAACCGCTGGTCCCATTGAACCAGGTAACCTCCAGCGTGTTGGCCGCGCTGACCCGCGAGTGCAGCAGCACGATTCCGGCCTGGGTGATCTGCTGGTGCGTCAGTGTGATCATGTCGGTTTGGAGCCCGTTCACCGTGTACGTCTCGACCGAGAGACTGTTGGCGTTGATTAACGCCGGGGATACGGTAACCGTTTGAAAAAGTCGTGGGGTAACCGAACCCACGCGAAGACCGTTGTTAGCCATAGTTGCCTGGAACTCCTGTCGTTGGTAATTGTAGCGTTCCCTTGACGACCGCCCGGTGTGGTGCTACACTTCGGCTATGAGAATCGCCACCAGAGGCCGGCTAGCGATCGGCCTACTCGCTCTGCTCGCTACCGCCGTCGCCTTCCAGGGAGGGCCGCCCATCCCACCTACCGACGATCCGACGCACCCCGGCCAACCGTCCTGGTGCCAGAACACGGACGGAGGCGGTTTCGTCCACAACTGCTCCTGCAAGCCGTCCTCGATGGCCGACCCGTCCTGCCAGCGCCCCGAGGGTGACCAGGCCAACCCAGACGAGGGTGGTCGTACCGAGGCCTCCAAGTGCAGCGTCTACTGTCGACCTAAAGCCTGCCGCTGCAAGCGCTCTTGCGAGCACACGCGATGAACCACTGGTTTACGGCTGACACGCACCTTGGTCACGGACGGATCATCGAGTACTGTAAGCGTCCCTTCTTCAACTCTGAAGAGATGGAGGAGGTGACCCTACATCGCTTCAACGAGGTCCTGCGCCCTGGAGATACCCTGTTTCACCTCGGGGACATCGCCTGGTCTTCATACCCGCTGGAGCGATTCTTTAGCCGACTGCGCACTAAGCAGGTACAGCTCATCCTCGGCAACCACGACCGCAAGAAGCATAGCGAGTACAGTAAGCACTGTACCTGGGTCGGCGACCTCAAGGGCGTGACGCTGCCCGGCGGCTACGCGGTTCTCTGCCACTACCCGCTGCGCTCGTGGAACCGTAAAGGCCACGGGTCCGTCCACCTCTATGGGCACGTCCACGGAAACCTGCCGGGCCACGACCGGTCGCTCGATGTCGGTGTCGACACGAAGAACTTCTACCCGTGGCACTGGGACGAAATTCGGGATCGCTTAAAGGACGTCCCGTTGTTCTCGGACCGGGACCCGGATCACCATACACCTAGTATAGGTGTAAACGTGTCATCCAGAGGCTCCTCTGACCTAGTGTAGTAATAGTCTATAGTATATAGTCCAATGCAACCAACACTTCGTGAACTAGCGGCAACCCACCGGGTGGCTATCAAACGCAACCCGGGCGACGGAAGCGACCTCGGCTGCGAGGTCGTCCGTGGCAAGAACGGTCACCTGTCCCAGGACGGGTCTAGGCTACTCTTCGTCTTTACCGACGACGGAAGAAAGACACTGCTTACTCCAATGAAGAAGGGATTCAGCTTTTCCGCCATCAAACCCTACATCAAGTCCCTGCGACAAGATGGCGACACCGAGTTCATCGCTGAGATTGACCAATCCGGCTTTGAAAAGGCGCTGAAGGTACTTGGCGTGAAGAGATTGCGGGCTGCTGCTGGTGTCCCGGTAACCGATCCGGTAAAGCTTGAGGCTTTACGGGCCAGGATGTCTGTGGCTAGATCTAGACGATAAGCTTATGGCCGCCATTGCATCGCCGGCACCCGGGTGGCACTCGACATCCTCCCGGTGGGTTCCGATTGATTTTAGCCCTGGAAGGTGGGCTGCTGCTAAAGCGGTCGAGCCGGCCTCCCCTCACTGGGTCGACCGGACCCACGACGGGAAGCTCGACGCCGACCGGTGCGACTGGTGCCGGGGACCGCTGCCGCCCGGCAAGATCCACGAGATCAACGGCTTGTGTTCGTTAGCTTGTGCTCGTCTATCGGCCGGACTGACGGTCGACCCGGGACCCGTGGCAAACGACCACCGGGTTTGCAACTACTGCGGTATCCCTAAGCACGTCAACGACATGGCTAGGACAAAGGGTAGGACCGGGCTTTACTACGCGATCTCGACCTGCAAGTCGTGCAAGCGTTCCAGGAACGTGGTTCTGTCGCGGGAGGCCAAGGCGCGGAGGGCGTTAGCGGGGGCCCTAACGCCTGAGCGAAGCGAAGGCGGCGGGTCGGTAAACTGTTGAAAGCAATGGACTAGTGAGTAACTACCGGCTGTGTCCCAAGTGCGGAAACCACGTCGACGAGCGTTGGATTATGCCGTGCCCGCAGTGTTACGACCTTGCGGTGCAACGGGAGCCGCTGCGGGCGCTAGGTCCCAAGGCCGGGCCGTGTCCGACGTGCGGCTGGACCTGGAACCCGGCTGGTTGCGACCGTTGCCTTTCCTGCAACTCGTTGTATCCAGGAACCAGAGTTGGTCCAGAAAGCCACTTCCGTCACGGTCGTCAGGCTACGGTGCCTTTACCCTTACCGGGCGGTGTTGGCTTATTCGCTACCCCTGGCGAGCGCAGCGAGCAACCCGACCTGCTGTGGGATGACCGGGACGTATCGTGGGTGGACCCGCCGGCCGCCGACACGGTGTCGTCTACGCTGGCGTCGCTGGTGGCCGCGTACTTCGACAAGAAGCTACGCGACGTGCTGGCTAAGAAGTTTGTTTTCAGCGACTACGCTGCCGACAAGGTTCCCTAGTACGGCGGCACGGTGGTCTTCGGTACGCCGGTGCGCCTGGCGTGGAGCTGCTCGCGGTGCGGGGTTGCGTCGGCGTTGGCCCAGCCGACCCTCTCCAACTCCGAGGGGTTGTGCGCGACGTGTGGCGGCGCGTAGCGCCGAGTGGACCCAAGTTATTGAAACGACGCGGGAAGGGGACCCGACCGGACGCTTGCGCGTCCGCGTCCGACCCGCAGCAGCCCGCTCCAGCCGAAAGGCCCTGCCACCCCCGGTCACCCGCCAGGGACCCGCGGTTTCGGACAAGCCGGTCTCTTTACCCGCTGGTCCTAAAAAGCAAAACGGACTAGCGGGTCTCAATATCCCGTAGTCCGTAGTCAATAGCGTAGTCCTAGGTCTTAAACTAGGACATGACACGCGCGCGCGACCCCTGCCGGGTGTTTCGGTTCTGGCGGTCCGGTTCTCCTGGTCGCCGTAGAGCGGACTAGAAGCTCCTTTACTCCCCTGCACTAGTAGTTGTAGCATACGTTTCTCTTAAGAGCTTAAACTCTTGAATAGAAAGATAGCTGTTGCCGGTTTGAAACGGAGTTTTGGGTCGGGAGGTGTGGTGGGCCAGACTAAATCGGATAAACCACTCCCTTAACCATGTAGCCATCCTACACCCTTCTACTACTACGCCCCACGTAGCAGTGAACCGCTGTCAACACCCGCGACAGGTGTAGCAGCTTAACCGCGACAGTCGTAACAGGATGCAAGCGTCCTGAAAGAAAATGTAACAACACTGCCGCGTCATTTCGTTACATTTTCCTTGCATTTTCATTGCACACACGTTTATGGCCAATCCCCTAGGTTGCGTTGTAACGGGTGGAGCGTCAACTTGCACGGTCTTCTTGACCGACGCAACCACGGGGTTCTAAACGTCAACACCGGGCGGAAGTTTAAGATCTGCAACTCCTACATAAACCTGTGGAAAAGCGTCCTGTATCGGGTGTTTTCCCGATATTCAATCCACTGGTTTCGATTGATACTCGGTCATGGCCGATTTTCTAGCGGTACTCGGTTTGGAAGCTTTTTGGTTGCTGGCTTGCTTTGCTGGCTTGCGGCTAGGACTTTGGTTGATGAATCGTGACTAGGAGAACACACTATGAACAACGAACGTGAACGTTTAACGGAACTGCTGGAACGGGCACAGGAAGAACACCTTGCTGCCTTTGAAGCTAACCGCAACGCGGGTACGCCGTGGGCTACCTTCTTTGCATCCTACTTGCTAGGACACGGGGTTGCCCTTGTGAACCGTGAAGATGTTGCCGATTGGGTGGGCTTGACCGTGGCCCAAAACAAGCTGCAAGCCTCACTGGTACGTCAACATGGCGTGCCACGGGTGGATGACTACATGATGCCCGAGACCGAGGGGGTGATGCCGTGCTAGTCGTCCTACTGGCGGTCTTTGTGGTGCTAACCGTGCTTAACGAAAGGGGGAGACTATGACGCATACGCTTGCACGCTTCAGGCAGACGGCCGTCGGCTCCTTCGCTACTTACGGCCGTCCGGGTACACCGCACTGTGGCCCGAAGACGGGCTTTACTCCGCAACGTCAAACCTTGGGTTACAGCCTTGAGATAGTCTATCGCGCTAGCGCTCTGGACACCGACGGGTTTTTGCTTGACAACACGTGGTTTCGAAGCTACTTCGAAGCTTTCTCCGCTTCACAGGTTGCAATCTCATGTGAAAAGCTGGCCTGTGTCATCGCGCAAGACCTTTGCCGTTCACTAGGCTCTAGGCTCTGTGCCTGCGAGTCCGTTACCGTGGTCCTGGAACCGTTACCAGGGGTTACCGTGTCGTGTACCTACGTGGGGGTGGAGTAATGGCACTAAGCCCGTTTGACTACACCAGTGAGGGGATTGAAGAGCTTGTTGCCAAAGTGGCGCAACGTGTTGGTGTCTCTAAACCCGCCGTTGTCGTGTTTCCACCATGGCAGAGCGACGTTTCACCCGTTGCCGCAAGCTACAGTGACAAGATTGACGCGTACCGGGTTGAGGTTTACACGTCGCGTCTTGACGCGTTCCAGAACCAAGAGCAGTTTGAAGCCGGTATCGCCCACGAGTTAGGGCACATCACTTTGGATCACAGCAAAAAGGCGCTTGAGGTAACCCGCCGTCATGAAACGGAAGCGGACGTCTTTGCAGCACGCCATGGCTACGCTGAGGCGTTGGAAAGCTACTTCGCTTCGAACGGCGCTAACTTTGACCCGAACGATAAGACACACCCGAATCCGGCCGCCCGGGTACGGTCTATCAAGCGCGCCATTGGTTCGGTTTAATCGCAGAGTACACGGGCGCAAGCCCGTGCAATGCGGCCGTACGGTTACAAGCCCGTACAAAACCAAACCGCGTTACCGGGAGTGACTATGCACGTATGGTCTAGTTGGTACGACGCCTTAACGTGGTGTCGCCAAAACGCTACCGAGGATATCATGGTGCTTACGTCCGATTGGGACGCGCACGTTTCTATCCTCAAGTACAACCACTGGCAGTCCAGTTTTTTCTATGCTGGTGAGTACCCTACTCCACACTGTGAGGTATGCCGATGAAACGGGGTACTTTCTACCTTGGGCTTCCGAGGTACTTTAGTAAGCGCAAGAAAGCGGCCATCAAGCTTGCCATGGGACGCCTTTACGGTGGCGTCACGTGGCAAGCGGCCGAAGGCGGTTGGATGAACCCGGAAACCGGACGCTGGATTGATGAACCAGCGGTCGTGGTAACGGTTCTGACTGACCGTACCGCCACCGACCTGGAAACCACGGCCGAATACCTGCGCGGTATCCTCGGTCAGTCCGAAGTCTACCTTACGGTTGACTTTACAAGCTTGCACGTGGCACGGGCTAAGGTGGTGAAGCATGGACTATAGCGCCTTGATCCCCACGATAGCGGCTGACTTCGCTAACGCGTTCCACCTACCGGACCATCCGACGTGGGACGCGTACGTAGCGGATACCGAGCGCTTGTTTACCTACCTGCTGAACCGAGGTATGAGATTCACCTTAACCGGTGTCGGAAGCCCGTACGCCACCACGGCCGATCTACAGCACGACGTTGCTACCGGACACCTGTACGTCTACCGTGACTGTAACCTGATGTCCGATAGTCCACTGGCACGGCCGTCGGCCGTCATGGACGGTTGGAACGTCAACCTAGTGGCACGTGCAGTTCACGACGCTAACGGCCATGGACACGGTTTTCCGTTTGAGACGTTCCAAGGTGAGATTGACGCGTACCTTTCTGAGCGTAGCTCCTACAGCGACGCGTCACAACCCGCCGTCTATAGTGAAGCGGTCGGTAATCTCTGCTGGTACTACGCTGGTAACGGGTTCTGGAACGGACCACAGGAAAGCAAGGTGCTACCCGTGCGGTTCTAGCTCACGTGGGGTAGCCACACGCTACCCCACGTTTTTCTGTAACCTTGCGCCACGGTGGCGCATCCAAGGTGGTGTTATGACGCGCGAGTACAGAACGATTGTACGGCCGTTACCCGGTAGCGACAGCCGTCTCTGGGATGTTATCGTGGAAACACGTGGTAAAAAGTGGACGGCCGTATTTACTGCGCTGTCTATACCGAGGAGTGATCTTGCATCACAGGTTAACAATGCGGCCGGAGTGGTCGTAGCACATGGAGGGTTAAGCCGGTGAAACGGAATTACAAGCGGTTAAGCAAGCGCGTGCTGGTGAACCTGCTACGCGCTTGGGACGCCGCGACACCGGCCGAACGTCACGCGGGTTTGACTTGGTACGCAACGGCGAACGACTATTGCAACGACCTAGCGAGACGCTATGGTGTAACGGTAGAACAGGCGGCCGGTGTTGTAGCGGCACTGTCGCCGGGCCTCGCGTGGGAGCTGAACGTCACACAAGCCGAATACCTGGTAGAAGCTTACGCCCACGGGCGTCGTGGGGTAGAACTCCCGCTGGTTGGCGTCTACGGTAGAAGCAACGTCACCAAGTGCGAGCGTATCCTCGCTGGGGTAGATCCACTAGAGCTTCTTTCGCCCGTGACCGCGCCTAAAACGCGGGCGTTCTACCGGTGCATCGTAGAACGCGGCACGGGTACCGACGTGGTTATAGATCGACACGCGGCCAGCGCGGCGCTGGACGCCCGTGGCACCAAGGGAGGCAGCGCGATAGAAGTCGTCAAGCCAGCGCTGTACCGCTGGCTTGTGTGGCACTACCGGGTCCTAGCAGAACGCGTAGGTATCACTCCGGCGCAGTTTCAGGCCGTGGTTTGGAGCCATTGGCGACAAAGCACACCGGGCCACCCGGTTGATGACCTAACGGAGGTACCTTTTTGACCAGGACGCAGTACATGCAAGAGATCTTTGAGCCAGGGGCTCTAGCTAAATCGTTAAGGCGAGCTAAACAGGCCCTAAAGGTCATCGACTTCGATTCAATCGCCTTCACGGGTAACAGCGGGGCAATCTTTGCTGGTGCTCTAGCGGCAACCATGGGTAAGGGGCTGTTCCTCGTCCGCAAGCCCGACGATAGCACCCACAGCGACTACAGCGTAGAGGGCGATAGCGGGTTCTTGCGATACCTCTTCGTAGATGACTTTATCTCAACCGGTGTAAGCAGGGATCGGGTTAAAGAGGCCATGACAGAAGAATTTCCATCAACTACCTACGTTGGTCAGTACATGTACCGGGAAGACCATAGAAGCTATGGTTTTAAAGGAGTGTAGTACTTCTTAAACTGCAACCCCGGACCGTACGGCTACCGGACCGGCGCTTTCAGCGTAACTCGTGACGTTGAACTTGTCAAGCGCCATAGAAAACAAAGGAGTTTTGAAACGTGCATACCTTAACTACAATCGGCTACCTTGGAAGCAAGCGCGCCTACCTCGACCTACCGCTAGACGAGTGTATCCGTCGCTGGAAGCTGCATGAAGACACGACCGAGGAGCCGGAAGCGCGTCTCGTAGACACCTTCGAGTTCGTAGACGAGTTCTACACCTACGAGGCCGGACAATGACCAAGGACGAAGCTCTGTATATCGCCCGTGCAGTTGAGACGGCACTCTGGCCGCTGGTCCAGAGTACCGCCGTCCTTTACGGTGACGAGTCACACGACACCAAGCTCGCCAAGCGCCTACGGCGTCAGGCCGTAGAGGCCGTAGAAGACGCCAGCACCGCCATGCTCTGGAAGCAGGGCGGTGAAGCGGACGTGGAGCTGCTGGAACAGGCCGGGAGGTTACTGCCGGTGGTCACGGTAGAAAAACCTGAAACCCGGTGACATCCGGTGCATCCAATAGAACGTAGGGAGGTTAAGACGATGGAATGGAAACGAAACTGGGTTTCGCGGGAGGTTTACGAGGCTTACCGCGAGTCACTAGAGAACGACACCTACGACCGCGAGTCCCGCTGGGACAACGTCGTGCGCAGTACGGAGGGCGACCATGAAGCAGCGTTTTGAGGTGTTGCAGCTCAGTAATCGCAGTTCCTTCAAGGGGCGCAACGGCTACAGCAAGTTAGACCACGTTACTGCCACGGCGGTTCCCAGCGTGGGTGAGGTCCACCTGGACCTGTTCAGCAAGCGTCCAACCGCGCAAGGTGTCGGTACAGCACGCCTGGAGTTGACCGAGCACGAGGCCGTTGCGCTGCACGCGTGGTTGGGTAGCTTCCTGCGGGAGGTGCGACCGTTGTGGTTTGGACCGGTCAGATTCCAAAAACAGTAGGGAAACACGAACTTGCGGCACTAGACCCGCGCGAGCCGTTCGACGCGCCACCGCCTTGTACGAACTGCGGCGAGCCCGTCACGGGACCGACCGTGTCGTGGGGCTACTGCTCGCGCCGGTGCGCCGAGGAGGACTGGTATGCCGACGAAAAGCGAGAAGTTTGAGCCGGGGCTGGTCTACGACACCCGCGACGAGGTCTGGAAGGGAACCTTGGACGTTAGAATCGCTTCCAGGTGCTCGGGAGGACCGGAAGTGCCACCCGACACACGGCGAGCGATTCTAGACCCCAAAGGTGCCCCGCTAGATAGGAACCTTACCGCGCCAGAGCGCTACCATGAGACGCAGGTTGACGTGGTGACCGTGGCGGGAACCCGGTACACGCTGACGCATAGTGCTGAAGGTTACCGGGTGTGGCATTTTGCCACCGACAGCAGAGCGCTTTACGCGGACTGGCCGGTCCTGGTAACCTACGGCGTGGGGCTACGCTTTGCCGACTACGCCTTCAACGGTCTCAGGTCGTCACCTGAGCCAAACCGCAACCTACCAACCGAGGTCCGCGAGCTTTGTCTGCGGTACCTCACCAAGGAGTAGACTATGGCTTCTAGCCTACAGAAAGCAGCGACGCAAGGAAACTACGGACAGGGAACCAGCAGCGGTGCCTTGTCCCGACGGCCACGTGGTGTCCTGTACACCGGCAGACCCGGTGACAGCATCGAAATGTCGGACCGGTACTACCTTGTTGACAAGAACGGGTCCTTCCGGTTTCAGGGGAAGAAGTAGAAAAAGTTGAATCCAATCTTGGACGCGCAGCGTCCAAGACGAAGTAGGGCAGTTAAACGAACTAAGAGGTAAACGCAACATGCTACTCGATCAGATCGTAGAAGAAAACGCGGTTGCAGCCGGTTCTACCCGGCCGCCACCCGCACGCAGTGAACGCTTTTTGGGACACCTGCCGTTTCGCGGCCTGCTGGCTGACGTCCGGGGACTGTCTGGAACGGCCTTGCAGGACAAGGCCGAGCTTGGCTGGAAGGTTCACACGATGCCGGTGGGTGTCATCGGTGCGCGTGAAACGCGCAAGGCCGACGGCTACCAAGCCCTGGTACGTGGCGGTGACGGGGCGCTGTTGTCGATCACCAGCGCGTCTTTCAAGCCGCACCAGAACCCGGAGATCCTGGCCGGGCTACAGTCCATTGCCACGGCTGGTGACGCCGAGATCCTTTACGCCGGGGCGTTGGACGGTGGTCGCAAGGTGGCGGCCATCGCTCGGTTGAACGGCGTGTTCACGATGCCCGACCTGAGGACACCGCAACAGGTGGCGCTGGGCGGTCACGCGGGACCGGTAGACGACACGGTAGAGCTGTACGTGGTGCTGTCGGGTGGTCACGAGGTCGGTACCCCGTACAAGCTGCGTGGGATGGCGTTCCGGCTGTGGTGCGCCAACGGTGCCTTCTTCACCAAGTACGCACTGAGCACCTACGCGGTGACCCATCGTCAGGCGCTAGCGGGCCACTTGGACGAGATTCGGAAAGCCTACCAGCGCATCCAGGACGAGTTCACGGACTACGCCGAGATAGCTCGACGCCTTGCGCTGACGGAGGCGAACCAGGACCAGCAGCGGCTCTTTGTGGCCGAGCTTTTGAAGCCGGGAATCGTGCAGGAAGTTCGTACGCGATTTATCGCTGGTTTGGGCGACGATCCGCCCGACTTCGATATCTATCAAGCCGTAGGCGATAGCCTACGGGGGCAGAGGGCGCTCAACGAGATCCTGCTGGCCAATGAGTCGGAACCCGGCTTTGCGCGGACCGGGGCGACGCTGTTGGACGCCATCGTGGCGCAGCAGGGGGCCAACGGATCGAACCTGTGGACGGCCTACAACGGGGTGACTCACCACGTCAACCACGTGCGCGGTCGATCCGACGCAACGGGTGTGGATGCGGCTCTCTTCGGGGCGGGGGCGACCCTGACCGAGAGGGCGCTGGCGACGGCCGAGAAGTTCGCGGTGGCAGCATAGGGTCACCGCTGTCTGCTGGTGGGTGGGTCTGCCTCTTATGTAAGCACGTCACCCACCAGCGCTTTTTCTGAATCCAAACCGGACCCAGGGGTTCCAATAGACAGGGGGTTTTACCATGATCGCAGTGCGTGACTTTCCGAGCCACTTCGAGCGTGACCTGTTCGCCCAACGGCGAGGCGGCACGCAGGGCAAGACCAACGAGCACAACGAGACCGGCTTTTTCTTCACTGCCGGGAACCCGTACGACCCGGAGTCGCTCTTCGTCGGCAGCGAGCTTGAGGCCGGGCTCACGGGACCACGGAACTGGCCAGACGAGGCCACCTACCAGCAATCGGTGCGCGGCGAGCTGCCGACGTGGGTAGTACTGGCGGTAGCACCGAGGACAAAGCCGCTACAGGAACCATATCCGATCTGTACTGACGGCCTGAGCTATCCATTCGAGTGCTACAACAGCTTAGAGGACCGGCGCTGGCGCGACGAGCTGATCGCGTGGCGTGCGGCGCGAGGCCATGACCAAGCGTAGGCGTAGCATGATGCCGAATGGGGGTTTCGTACGTGGCTGCACCGGCAAGCACCGTCTGGACCCCAAGAACAAAGCCTTCGCTCAGGAGGCTCTGGCCCGGATGCGGGCCAAGGAACCGGAGAAGGCGATGCACCTGTACCGTTGTCCGTCGTGCCGGTTCCTGCACGTTGGTACCAGGGAGTAAAAGGAGAAATGGTAGTATGAAAAACGCAACGACACAAGAACAAATCGACTTCTTGATAAGGTACTTCTCGGCTGACCCGACCGAGGCCGCCGACAAACAGGGTGACGAGCTTCAGGCAGCGATTGAGCAGCGTCAGGACATTAGAAACTGTATCGTCAACGGTACCTCTACGGCAATGGCGATAATCGGTCCCGAGGCTGGTTCAGTCTTCTCGGCAACCCTGTTTTTCACGGCCGGCCGTCTCTTTGAGGCGTCGTCGAAGGCGGTGAAACCGTGAACCGGGAACGACTACTGTCACTGGCGGACGCCATAGAGCAAAGGTTCCTGCCGCTTGGCTTCGACATGAGCAGCTACTGCAACGACTACGTGTTGACTGTCAAGGACGTACCGACGCTGCCCACTGCGTGCGGCACCACGGCCTGCGTGGCCGGTTGGGCAGTGGCGCTCTTTGGTGATCCTGGCTTCAAAATTGCGGGTGGAAGCGAAATCTGGGATGTAGCCAGAGAACTACTCGGTCTATCGCCGTCTCAGGCCGACTGGCTGTTCCTGGGTGTGTTCGCCTACCCGAAAGAACTGAACCGTATTAGCGACGCCGAGGCCGTGGCGGCGTGTCGTCAGTTAGCCGGCGTTGTTGGTTTGTGACTGACCCGGATCGGGTTGCAGCGTCAAGCCAAGAAAGAAAACTGAATCCCGGCAGCGACTGGCAGAATCTAACAAGTGAGGTCATAGACGAAGTATGAAGTACGGTTACAACTTTTACGTGAAGCAACAAAGCGAGATCGACTTTCACCGGGTGCTGCGTGAGGCCGACGGAAAGAACGTGGTCTTTATCGACTGCGAACCGACTATGGGTGTGCTGGCTATTCGCAAGAGCTACCTGAACAAGTTTAATGCTAGCGACGGACTTCTACTGGGTGGAGTTACGCTGGGCAAGGGCTGGGGATGGGGTAGCTGTGACGATAGCAGCAGATCTCACTACGTCACCGACGAGTGGCGCGGCTGGTGGGTCGCAAACAACGAGAAAGATCTGGATAAGATCAAGACCGAGTTGGCCGCCGCGCGAGCGCAGCTTACACGCCAAGAGGTCCGGGTTACCTACTTGTAGGGGGAGACAGGATCTATGGTAAAGACAACAACGACAAACGGGACGCGTCGCAAGGAGCGTCCCCTGACTATCACCGACATCTTCCGGGATGTCTTAAAGCAGATATCGGACAAGAAGATTAAGCCGGTTGCGGGTACCTACTTGAGATTCTCTGGTAAAAGCCGTAAACGGTTTGAACGTTATCGCTATGACCGCAAACAGCTTAAGGATCTACTCGGACTACAGACCACAAAGTGCGAGGCGTGTGCTCTGGGTAGCCTTTTCTGCTCTCTGGTCCTAAGAAAGAACGACTCGGTGGTCGGGGACCATGGATCGTGCATTATGCGTGAGCGGATGGAAGCCTACACTACGCCCAAGCAACTCGCAATGATCGAGGCGGCTTTTGAGCGTAGTGCGAATCCTGTTAGTTCGGTGTACTGGTACGATCCAGATGTTATGGAGTCCACTGGCTTCGCTAGTAAAAACGGACTGCGAACCGATAAAGCGATCCTCCGTGCAATCTGCAAGAACGCCATCAAGAACGGCGGGGTGTTCAAGCCGTAGTTCCTGTGCTATGCTGGTCTTGTGGGATTGAGTATAGACAAGGACAAGTACGTCACCGGGCCGTCGGGAACAATGCTACGGTTCAGTGCGACCATGTCACTGACTAAGGAACACTGGTGGACCAAGGATGGTTGTCTGGCTACACGCGGGCTCGATGGGAAACTCGTGGTACTTCCTCCGGTCCAGTACTTTTGGGTAGGCGGCAAGCGAGTCAAGTACCGGAACGACCGCTGGTCGGAGCTTCTGGCGACCGACGTGGCGGCCATGATTGAGAAAAACTGGGGAAGCGAGATCGTGCTGAAGCCTGGAGCCACCCTGGAAACTTACATGGATGCACCTGGGCCACCGCTTCGGAAGCCGTCATGGGCCGACCCGACGGTGCAGTTGAGCGAGGTAGGCGATGAGTAACGAATTGAAGCTTGGATCACTGATCGAGCCGGGACGAGAGGTTAACCGGGATGCCGTTCACGTGGCGGTGGCACCAGTTGAGGCCGGTGAGACTTTGCTTCGAGGTGAAAGGGTCTTTCTAAAGAACGGGATGGCCTATGGAGGAACACCTTCGCTTGGTGAGTACGTTGGAATTGTAGACCCGTTCCTGGCAGTGGAGTTCGCTACGGTAGGAACCCGTTTCTGGCTCTACCTCTTTCCTGGGTCGATAACCTCACTGCGGCACGAGTGGACACACCCGGCCCTTGAGTCCGAAAGTGCGCCTTCCCCACGGGACTGGCTGGAGAGGTTCGCGGCGTCAGTAGGAATTTCGTACGATGAACTTGTGGTAGCCGGAACCAAAGCTAGTTGCGGCGAATGGTATATCCAGCGTGGCAGCGAATCGTTGAGAGACAAAATCAGCGATCCCGAGACACGCGACAGTTTCTGGAGAAACTTCACGGCCGTTACCGGTCTTAAGGAAAATAGATCTGGCGGATTCTCCTGTTCATGCTAGACCCAAACGAGGTACCGCTGTCGCTGCCAGAGGATACCATGGCCGAGTTAACTAACATGGCCGTGGTAGAGCACCCGACCGAGTCGAGGCGGGCCGTTACCCTGCGGGCCCTTCGTGGCTACGTGGACGGACTGGCCGCCGGCAAGGGACCCCGTCAGGCGGCCCTGGACGCCGGTACGTCGCTTGGTGAGCTGAAGCGCGGCGGCAAGAAGGTCCGCGAGCGCCTGGAGGCGCTGACCGAGGACTACGGCGCTAGCGCCGACGAGTTAGCAAGGCTGGTGAAGATGACCTGGACCCAGTTAGCCCTTGAGGCGCTGGACCCGAAGGTTAAACTGGCGGCACTGCACGAGCTGTCGTCAATCCCCGAGGTCGGCCTGAAGGCCGGCAGGGGCAACCCGACGCGGGAACCGCTGTCGGCTGAGACGCTGGCCCTCTTGGGGGGCGAGGAGTAGAAGACGTGGTTGCTTTGTTGACTGTTGCGATGTTTCTTGGGTTCTTGGCGATTGTGGCTCTTTTGATCGCTGCTCCGATTTACCTACTGTGGAATTGGCTCTGTCCTTCGTTGTTTCACCTGCCGGCGATCAGCCTGCTACAGGCGTTAGGAATCGGTATGCTGACGTCTTTGCTATTCCCTTTGGGAGGTAGATCAAAGTGAAGACCAAGAAGAACGGCGTTGGCCAGTACCAGGGGCGTCCCGGTACCGGCGGGGTCAAGGTGCGAAAGTCGGGTGCCCAGTGGGTAGACATGTCCACTGTGGCGGCACAGCACAACAAGCCGAAGGAGGCGAAGTGAAGAACTACTTGCTCGGCATCTTTACCGGCGTCGCTCTCTACTGGGCGGCATCGAGCACGTACGAGTTGACCCGTCAGGTCAAGGAACAGGGCGACGAGCTTCGTCTGATCGAGAAGTACATGGTTGGTTCTCTAGGTCGATAGGCGCAGTAGTGGACGGCTCGTCCGTTCTGGCCCGTTACGTGGGCCATGAAGAAGTACGGGAAGAGGTCACTATCCGGTAGGTCCTTCGGGGCTCAGAGAACCCTCGAAGAGGAACGTAAGGCCCAGGAGCAGTACGAGCCACCGGAGTTCCAGCACTACCAGTTTGACGACGGTCTACAGTCCAGGTCTAAGACGAACCTGGCACTGTCGCCCGAGGCCTTTGGGATGGCTACCGGAGATAAGTCGCTTGGTCGTCACGTGGAACGCCTGTTGGAGGACAACGCCGGACTTACGCTGGCTCGTAGCGAGGCTGGTCCCGGCTGGCCTTGGTAGAGAGCCCAGCTAGTTTCTTGAATCGACTTGGAAGAAACGTCATCAAACAAAGGGAGCGAGACGATGGAAAGCAAAGAAATAACGATGGACAAGAAGTACACGACACGCGACGGACGCGAAGCTCGTGTGCTGGCGGTTGATCTTGGCGGGTCACAGCCTGTGGCCGTAGCGTTGAAAACCAAGGAAGGCAATGGATACCTTTACCGGGTCCGTAAAGACGGCCGATGTTCCCCAGAAACCGCTCCAGACAGCAACTTTGACCTAGTCGAGAAGAAGACCAAGGTAACACGGTGGGTGAACGTGTACGAAGGGGGAGCCAGTGGGTTCAAAACTGGAATCTCTATGTTTGACAGCCGAGAGCAGGCTGAGTCCATGCACGACCTGGGAAAGGTTTACGTTGCTTCTGTCCCCGTCGAGTTCGAGGCGTAGTTGACAAGCTTTCTGGCGGGTGCTAGACTAGTGCTTGTCGGGGAGGCCGGCCGGTTGGTTCTGGCGTTGAACAAAAAAGTGCTGGGGAGCACTGAGACGTCGTAGTGGACCTTCCGGTCGGCCGTAACGCGGGGCGGTCGTCTAAAAGTTAGGAACTGTTCCGAGAGGTCAGGGATGTGGGTTAGAATCCCACCCGCTCCCACCGTTTCTTTGTGGACCGTTAGGCCAACCAGAGCCAGGCGTGATAAGCGCCGGTGTTGCCGTTTGGATGACGGCACGGTCCAACCGCCTTCTGTCCGTATGGCATCCAGTGGGTGCCTGGCAAGGGACGTTCGACGCGGTCGCCTAGGCGCGTCGAACGTAGCCCGGCTTCTGGGCCACAGCGTTAAATAACCAGATAACGGACTCCAGTTTTCTGTGTGTACGAGCGAAGCGAGTTAGCGAGTTATGGGGAGACAGCTATCAACTGACTTTCTGCGAGTGGCTCCTGGTGATGCGGGAGTCCGGCTATCAGCGCCATCCAGCGACGCCGCAGGACCGGGCTCATACCCGGCCCCACCAGTTTCAACACACGCCCCTAGCTCAGCGGCGCGACCGGGTAAAACCGGCACGTGTGACGCGAAAGCGTTGGAGAGCACCCGGCAGATAACCGGGAGGTCCCTTGTTCGAATCGAGGGGGGCGTACCAGTTCCCACGGGCCGCTGGTCGGCGGCCTGGGCCGAGGAGTTACGGTGTAATACGGACGTGTACAACCGTCGCTGGTACATCGAGACACCTTGGTTTTCGCTGCGGCTTCATCACTGGCTACGTTCCGACGACAGTCGGGCGTTCCACGATCATCCTTGGAACTTTTGGGTTTTTGTTCTGAGTGGCGGCTATCTGGATAGAACACCGTACGGTGACGAGATTATGCACGCCGGTAAATGCGTCTACCGGGACTGCGGACACATGCACTGGGTTGACCTTTACGCCGGTCCCTGCTGGTCGCTGGTGCTGACTGGCCCGAAAGTTCGCCGCTGGGGTTTTTGGAAGAACGGCAAGTTTACTCGAAGCAACAAATACTTTCTGCGCTGGGGATCGCATCCTTGTGAGTGAACGCAGCGACGTCGTGTCGGTCGACGTCATGTACCAGCTACTGGACCGTGACGAGCCCGGTACCCTGCGACGCCTCGTAGAGGCCGGTGACCTGCCGGGGCTTGGTCACGTTCTTTGTTACGGGGTACTCCTGCCAGCCGGCAGGGAGTACGGAACCAGGGACCAGCGTCGTCAGTGGATCGAGTGTCAGCGTTCCTGCAAGGTTCGACACGACGCGGCCAGGGCCGTGTTGGAACTAGTGCGAGACGAAGTCTCGCTCGTGCGCTTCGTACGCTGGGTTAAGAGACGTCGCGGGTACGGTAAGCTGCTGCGGCGTCTGGTGGCCGAGTGGCATAAGGAGAACTCGTGAAGACACTTTGGCGGTTTATGCAGCGTGTTGCTGGCTACTGCCCTGACTGTAAGGTGCGTTGTGGCAGGTTGTCCGCGTGCCTTCTGTGTGGCTTCAAAAGGTGGGACGGTTGAACTACGACGAGCTACTGGCTGCGCTCGACTGGGACAAGGTTATCGAGGCGGTTCACGGGGTTCCGCTGAAGCAGCACGACTACGGTGACGTGGCCGGGATGCTGCTGTCGTCGGTGAAAAAGTGGGGCGTTAAGGACTACAACACCCTGGCCGACATCAAGGTCGAGCAGCGCTTTGTGATGGAGATACCGTCACTGACTGCTCACCTTGGTGTAAGCAGCGCCGAGAGTCGATCCTACGGCTCGTCGGCCATCAAGGGTTTCATTGATCTGGACGGCTTCCGGACAACCCACGACGGGAAGCTCGACGCCGTTGAGGTAATCGACTGGAAGACGGTCGGCTCTATCACTCCCGAGAAGAAGCTTAACCAGTCGCTGTCGTGGCAGGGTAGAATCTACGCGGTTGCTCGCGGCGCGTCTCGCTACACCTACCGGCTGGTGCAGCGTGACGGTCGAACGGCCGAAGTCAGCTCGAACTGGCCCGAGCCGTTCTATACCGAGGATGACGTTCGCGAGTACCTGACCGAGACGGTGGCCGCCAGACAGGACGAGCAGGGACGCCATCGGGTCGAAAAGCTCGGAGGCGTGGCCATCACGCCCTGGCGGCGTAATATGCCAGGGGCCTGCGGTGCCTTCGGACGACCGTGCGAGCACCTGGAGCTTTGCGCCGTGACCAATAGCGCACCGCGCCGGCCGTTGGCGCTGGGGCCGCTATCCCATAGCTCCTGCGAGACGTTTAACCTGTGCCGGGAACGCTATCGGCTGGACGAGCTGAAAAAGGCCGAGGACGTGGCAGCCGGTCGTGAAACCTTTTACGACGTTGAAGCATCTAGTACACTAGGGGTCTCTTTCCATGCCGGGGCAGCCGAAGCCTGGCGTCAGATAGGGAGTTTACGATGAGTACCACAAGCGAGTTTCGCGCTCTACAACCATACCAACAGAGGGTTCTTGATGAGCGCCTGGAGTTGGAAGATAGAATAGAGAAGCTTGGTGTCTTTCTAATGGCACCCGGAACGCCGTCTAAATTAGGTCCAGAGGAGATGGACCGTCTTAATCACCAGTACGTTTTAATGGTCGGATATTGGCTGGTTCTCGACGAAAGGATAGGTGCCTTCTGATGACAGTTGTACGAGTTCTTGTTATGAAGGGTGACGAGAAGTGGGTCAAGGGTACTTTGGAGCGGTGCGTAGCTCGACCTGAGAGGTCGTTTACACCTGGCCCCGGTAGATCGATCACCGAGGTTTACCGAACAGTGTCGGAAGGCGACGAGGCGGTCGTTGACTACGAGTCGCTTAACGAAGCGCTGGAGTCTTTTTGAAGACACCGACCGACACCGAGATCCTTGACTGGATCGAGAAGCAAGGGAACGGCGACAAGTGGGTTGCTCGTCAGAGCGTCACAGGACGTGGATTTAGGTTACATAATACGTCGGGAGAGGGCTGGGGATGGTTGCCCGTAGGCGGCTACCGGACAGCGCGTGAAGCGGCCATAGCCGCGATGGAGGAAAGTGAACGAAACCGAAATTAAGCAGGCAGCGTTGAAGGTCGCTCCAAAGGGCAAGAAGTCGCTGAAAGCTACTACCCTCGTGGATACCGGCTGGTACAAGCTTCTCTTGCAGGGACCGACCGGTAGCGGAAAGACACGCACGGTGGCCGAGGCGTTGCAAACGGTCAACGTAGCCGGTCAGCCGACAAAGGTCTTTGTGGCCAGCACCGACATCGGCGGAAACGGTCTGTCGTCGGTCCGCGACCGGTTGCAGGCCGTAGGTCGCGAGGATCTACTGGCCAACGTGTGCTACGTGGACTTCGACGACTACGAGACCTTTGCAGCGTTTACTAGCGGTACTTTGGTCCCTGAGGTAGACGGAAAGCCACTCTGGGAGTGGGACCCGGACCTGCTGGTTCACGACGGCTTCGCCAACTTCCAGGAGAGCCACATCTGGCGCTACGTCATGGACATTGCGCCGATAGCTAAGGACAGTACGGAGGCCCGCGACGAGGGGGTCCAGGCTTCACTGGTCGAGTGGGGTCAGATCCGACGCTGCTCGCTGCTCTGCATCGACCAGTTTAACCGGCTCAAGAACCCGTTGACCGGCAAGACGCCGTCCAAGATCACGACCGTGCTGCTGGACGACGGCAAGGAGGACAAGTTCACCCACGAGACCAAGCGTGGTCCGCTGGTAATCGGTGCCGCCCGATCCTATATGCCGGCGGCCTTCGACTACATCGTGACTCTTAAGGCGATCACTAGGCCGGGGTCGAAGACCCCGGAGTACAGTTACACGTGCGATGTAGGCGGCCGGGCGGTCGCCAAGCAGCGGGGCGGCGAGTTCCGCAAGCTTCCCGAGGCGGCTATGAAGGGGGCCGACTTCAAGACACTATGGCAATTTCTAACGCAGCCTCCAAGCGAGGCCGAGGTAAAGTAAGATGCAGGGAAAGATAGTGGAAGCACAAGATCAGAGCGCTACCTTCGAATCCCTAAATAAGGGCACGTTCTTCGTGAGGGGTAGCGAGCGTGTTGGCAATGACACGATTCCTCGTTTGAAGGTGAGCAATACCGATTGGTTCGACTTCGACCCGAAACGCGGTGTGGGTATCTACAATTGGAATCCAGGACCGGTCTTAGCCGTAAAGCCAATTGGTCTATCGTGGGAGGTGGTTCGGTGATCAAGTCTTCCTACGTACCTTCGATTACAACCTACGGACTGGCTGACCGCCTTAAGGTAGCCACGGAACCACCGGTAAAGCCGGTCGATCACATCGCTGTCTTGATGGACAGCAGCGGCTCGATGAAGTCCTACACCAACGAGGCCTTCGACTCGCTGTCGAAGCAGTTTGACGGCATCCGAAAGCTCCAAGGGGACCCGTCGCGGGACACCTTCCTGTCGTACTACACGTTCGGGACGCAAAGCTCGGTCAAGCGTCTTCGCTTCACGGAGAGGTACAGTGACCCGATTCAACGGCACGAGTACCACCCAGACGGCGGTACGCCGCTTTACGACGCCCTGGGACGAGCGATCACCGACCTGTCTCCACTGGACGACAGCCGTGGCGATAAGAGCTTCCTGGTGATCCTGATCACGGACGGCATGGAGAACCAAAGCTACGAGTGGTCGCTTAGCTGGAGGGGCAGGCGCGTCGACACGGCCGTCCAGGAGAAGCAGAAGCAGGGTAACTGGACCTTTGTTCTCCTCGGTCCCGCCGGGATTTTAAATCTGGCCGTCTCTCTTGGAGTACCCAGTGGTAACGTGTCCCAGTGGAATCCAAGCGACCGTACCGAGTACGCCAGGACCGCCCAGCAGAACGTAAACGCAACCCAGTCGTACGTCACGTTACGGGCTGCCGGTGCCCGGTCGGTTGGGACCTTCTACACTGACCTTTCCAAGGTCAGTGAGTCGGAGGTGCGACGGGCTTTGCCCGAGGTTACCGACCAGTACAAAAGATGGACGGTCGACAAGGAGATGGACATCGGCCTCTTCGTCCCCGGAAAGACCGGCAGGCCCTTCGAGAAGGGCAGGACCTTCTATCAGTTGACCAAGACCGAGGCACGGGTCCAACCGGACAAGGAGATCGTTCTCCAGGACAAAGCAACCAAGAAGCTCTACGGCGGTTCGCCGTCCGACGTACGACACACGCTGGGCCTCCCGAACGGCGGTTCTACAGTTCGCTTGAAGCCAGGTAATCACGCCGGTTGGAACCTGTTCATCCAAAGCAAAAGTGATAACCGCAAGCTTGTCCGAGGCAGTGAGGTTTTATGGAGGAAGTAGTTCTACTGTGCGTCTTGGCGGTTATCGTTGTGGTTGGCCTGTGCAAGATAATCGACCTCTTTAGTAGACCGCCTGGTGGACCGCCTGACGACTGGGACGATTACGGTTTCTAGGTAGGCGCAACCAGCGCCCGAGGTAGCAAAGTGAGTACAATAGCAACAAAGACGCTCTTTCCATGGCTCGATGCCGTTTCCAATGGAAGCGGTAAGGCAACATTGCGCCCGAACGCGGTTACAGCACCGACACCGGTGTTCAAAAACACTGAGCCACTGGCTAGGACCTCCGACCCGGCGACGTCCAAGTCGGCAGCCGCGACCTACACGGCCAGTGGCCAGCGCGGTACCGACAAGTCACGTTTGCTGGGATGGCTCAAGGCCAACGGGGCGAAGAACGGCATGACGAGCCACGAGATTGCGTCGCACGGTGTCTTTGCGCACCCGACCGTTCACAAGAGGCTTCCCGATCTTCGTCGCGATGGACTTGTGGTCAACGGACCAGCCAGGACCTGTACGGTGACAGGTCGCTCGTCTTTGACGTGGAAAGCGGCTTGACTTAGCCGCACTCTAGCGCTAAGCTAAGCTCGTTAGGTAACCAGGCCACCTTCGAGGCCTGGACGTACCGGTAGCGGTCCAGGGTGACAAGTACCGGAAAAGAGAACACAAACAAAGTGGGTTTTGGAAAAACAGGAGCACAAGTAAAGCCGAACCGTGTGTGTATCGGAACCATCGGTACCATCGGTCCGGTGGTCAAGTCGAAGAAGGACGGTTCGCCCTACTTCTACGAGGAGATCAAGATCAAGAAGCAGGCCGACGGCGTGGACAACAAGGTTCTCCTGATGTGGGCACCCGAGTGGTTCCAGGCCAAGTTCGCCGACCCGAAGTCTTTCAAGGGTGCCATGGATGAGTGGTGCAAGGCCAATCCGCGCGTGGTCGAGAATGAGGACGGAACTACCGAGGAGAAGGACGGCAGCACCTTCGTCTTCGAGAAGAATATCAGCGCCAAGACCAAGAAGGACACTTCCTTCCTGGAGGGGTTAAGCGGCTCGTCCGAACCGTGGGAAGAGATCCAGAAGGCTCTGACCAACGAAGATCGCCAGAAAACCAGCGACGAAGTCCACGAGATCATCAAGGACTTCTTGGAGAACCTGGGGCCTGTCCCCTTTCTCTACGTTCTGAAACAGCAGAAGCAGGACGGTGTTCTCGACGACTTCTACGAGGTCGACGAGATCCGCTGGCTGACCGAGAAGAACCTGAAGCTGTACGTCAATAAGGCCGAGTACGCGGCTAAGGCCATCGCGTCAGGAAAGCCCAAGGCCGGTGCTCCGTGGAAGTTCACCTTCGACCCGACCGACTTTGGCTTCGACGTGAAGCTGCCGGCGGACGCCGAGCCGGCTTGGGTGGCGTAACGAGTTCCAGCGCACCGGCGTAGACCGGTTAAGCGAGGACGGAGTTGGTCGCCGTGAGGTTCAAGCGCACCGCGTTGAGTCGGAGAGCGATGGGCACGACCCCGCGCAGGTTACGGTTATCGCCTGAATGTTCACCAGAGTCTAATAGCTGGACCGAATCCCCAGCGGGTCTGGGGTACGTCGGAACACACAGTAGACGTTAAACAGCGTGCCAAGGGGCTGGCACTCCCCAAAACTGCTCGTGGTAACAACGCGGGCCGGTACGTTAAACCGGTCCAACAAGTTCTCTTGGCTGGCAAGTGAACCGGCGTCACGTCGGGCTCATAACCCGAAAAGCAGGGTTCAACTCCCTGGCTAGCAAACAGTTTCTTGGAATTGGTCAACCGCAAGGTAATAGCAGGAAAGCCGTGCATGTAGGGAGAAAATAAACCCCGAACACTCGAAGGCCACGAGTGACTAACGGCCTTGGGCACACTGCGTGAAGCCGGCCCCCTGCAACCAGTCGTGACGCCGTAGTTTAACGGAAAAACGGGGTCGGGTAAGGCGTGTAGGGCGACGGTCCGATAGTCCGGCCTGGCTGCGACTTCCCCGTTCGAGTCGGGGGCGGCGTCAAGTTTTTCTGCCAAGGTGTGAAAGCAACGCGGTAAAAGTGCTGCACACGACGTTGGCGACGGGGTAAGTCGGTCCAATTCTCCTAGAGCTACCTGGGCCGGGCGTCGGGTCCACGGTGGAGAAGCGGGATTCCGTGGTGGCAGAGTATGTCTTTCTAGTTCGCTTCCTAGGGTGATGGAACTAGACGCGGCAGGTTGCTGAAACGGGCGGCGCGTAAACCGCTCGAAAAGTTTGTCCGACAGGCCAAGGAGGCAACGTAGTCGCATGATCAGCTACAGCGGCGTAAAACACGGACCCGACACGGTGGAGCAGCCGCCGGTGAGAGACGTTGCTATTGGACTGGCTCGCTTACCGCGCTGGTGTGGTCAGACCAAGGCACCCTTCTCCGTCTTGCAGCACAGCCTGGTCGCGGCCGACTTGCTACGTCCCCACGGGGTCGAGCTGGAGCTGGCCGGCCTGACTCACGATTTCGAGGAGGGTCTGGGCTGGGGTGATATATCAAGCTCTCTGAAGCCCGACTCGGTTCGCCACGCGCAGCACCAGCACCGGAAGCGCTGGCTGGTCAGCGCGCTTTCGCAGCAAGCGGGTGACTGGCGTCCATTCCGTGTGTCCTTGCTATGGAACCACCCGCTGCTCAAGGAGGCCGACCAGGCTTCGGGCGACGCCGAGCGCTACCTGATGATGGACGGCAAGGGTCCACTGGACGAACCGGGGGCGACATCCATGCAGGTCAGAGCCCTGTCGCTACTGACTCGCTATGGCTACAGCCAAAGCGGCCTTGCCTGGGACCCGGCCCAGCAGGTCCAGTACCTTGTCAGCGAGTTCGAGAGGTTACAACGTGAACTGTACGCTTTGTGGTCGACAACACCCGGGCTTCTGCTCGGCACCGTGGCCAGTGTGCCGACCGGGGGCCAAGGGCCTGACTCTGCGGGTAGTCCTGCCGAACACCCGGACCGACCGGCCACAGCGAGAGGTGTCCTGGGACGAGTGGTCGACGCTGCAACCGGTGACCAGGAGAGCGAACGCGTCAGCGCTCGGGTCGTCGGCATCGACCGGTCTCCCTACTTCCGTTGCTCCGAAGTGTCCTACGACGGCGTCCCGGCCGACCAGTGTTCCTCCTGCGGTGCCTGGTACGACCACGGAAGCGAGCACGCGTGTCACCCCGAGGCAGGGGGAGCTGCTTAATGGCTCGTAGACAAGAAGCCCACTTTATCGACCAACAGTTACCGATCATTAACCCAGGACGATGCTGCGTTGAGTGCGCTTATTTTTCAGTTGACACCGGATCTCCTGATTACAGTGAGTATACTCCTGGTAGCGCGTTCGACATGGATTGCTCCATGTGTGTCTGGCAGTATCCAAGCTATGGTTCTGAGGAAGAGTACCGGTTGGCGATCCTATCGGCTTCTAGGTGTAACCAGTTCAAGGATCGTGGCAAATGATTAAACCCAAAAACCTCCCGAAGATCTCGAAGGACACCGAGTGTTGCGGGAACTTCCGCTGGTTCAACTACACCGGCGAGGTAACGAGACACGCCAAGCCGCGCTATCCACGGGACGCTGGTGGTTCCTGTGTGTGGCCGCAACCGTTCCAGGTTCTTCCGCAGTCGATTACCAGGGCTCACGCGTTCCAGCGCGCCTACTCCAGGAACTACTGCCACGCGCTGGACGACGGGCGTGTCTGCCCCACCTGGGAGCCAGGAGAGAACGCGTGCTAACCAGGGCCCAGGACAACAAGCTGAAGGAGCTTCAGCGAAAGTCTTCTCACCAGATCCAGGTCGTTGGTGACGACGGTGGTGCAGCCGAGTCGTCCACGGTGGTGTTGAAGCTCGGTTTCCCGGAGTTGTACGTCTACGTGGACCGGGACGGGAAGATCCTGCGGACCGAGACGGAAGCGCAACGGGAGCAAGGTTGATGACAAGCGGGGGTGGTGCAGTTGGGAGCATTCCGGTACCCACCGGCGACACCGGTTCAAATCCGGAACCCCGCTCCAGTTTTACTCTTCGAGAGTACCGGTTTGATAGTGTGCTAAACTCGTAGTGGGAGAGTGACAAGGTGCCAGCGAGTAAACCAACCGTTTTACCAGACGTCGTGACGAAGGGACGGATCTTCGAGATCGTGATCGGTGGTCATGTTTGTTCGAAGAAAAACGAACTGAAGCACAACGGTCGCACGGGTCACGCCTACTACCCGCCAGAGGTAAGGGCGAACCTCGACGAGATCAACGCACAGGTCGAGTATCAGTGGACACAACGGACAGCGAACGGCGACTTCGCCAGGCAGCCGCTGGTTCATCCGGCGCTCGGCTTCACTTTCTACGTTCAGACAACCCGCTCTGATCGAGACAATAAACTGGCGACCCTGATGGACGCCCTTGTCGCCGGTGGTGTCTTAAAGGACGATTCCATCGCTGAATGCAACTCCCCGATCCTGATCGGTAAGGCGTATAGAGCTACTGAGGCTGGCGTGGCGGGTGCCAGGATTTTCATCGAGCCGAACGGTGACTTTGACCGTCTGTATGCCTATATGAGGCAGCAGGATCTATCCGATATTGCACCGATTAAGGCGCAGCAGGCCGAACGTCGAGCAACGCGCAAGCGACACTTCAGGGGGAGGGTCTAGTGAGCGAAGTCGAGCTACGGGCCGAGTTTTACCTGCTGGCCCACACGTTGATACCTTGCCTGGAGTCGGTTGTTCACGATTACCTACACCGTGGGGACACTGTTCTTGCCGAGGTGGTGGAGGAGGAATTACGAAAGCTAAAGCGACTGCTACCGTCAGCGTAGAGAAGCGAACAAGGGAGGCCCTGTCGGCACGGCCGGACACCTTCACGGCGGACGAGATCGGGCTGCTGCTGGCGGACGCCTGGACCGGTGTGACACGACGCAACCCGACGCCGATCACCGAGGAGCGTCTGGGTTACCTAAGGGGCTACGCTCGCGAGTTGCTTGCCAAGATCGAGACGGTTGACGTGGCGACCGGCCACTTGACGTGGGACGAGGTTGTTACGCTCTTTGTTGGCGCGGCGCTGGCTGCGCACGGACTGCACGCCCGTTAGTCGGGCATAGGAGAACACCATGTCTGACGTTGAAAGCGTACTGGTTCTACCTGACATCCACTACCGGCGCAAGGCCGGCGGCGAGGACAAGCGGACGTTGGACGCGGTTAAGCGATACGCCAGCCACCACCGCTGGTCCCACGTCGTGTGGCTCGGCGACGTCATGGACCACAACAGCATCTCGTCGCA